GGATCTGGTTCAAAATCAATTGGTGGTTCATCAGGATCTGGTTCAAAATCAATTGGTGGTTCATCAGGATCTGGTTCAAAATCAATTGGTGGTTCATCAGGATCTGGTTCAAAATCAATTGGTAATTCTTCATCAAACTCTTGATTAAAACTACCATATTTTATTCCATTTTCTAATAATTTTTTACAAGATCCGAATGGACTACCACTTAATAATATACTACATTGTTGACTATAAAGTCCGTCAGAAATTTTTTTTACCATAATAGTAATATTACCGATGCCATTAGGATATAATTTTAATATTTGTTTGGATACTTTTTTAATAGATGATATATCACACTTAGATGTTTCATAACCACTGCAATCATTTTCACTTGATGTTAAATCAGTAAATTCTTCTATTAAATCGTTGTCAATTATTCCAATAACCATATCGTCAATAATTTTAATTTTAGCATTAGGACCTAATGTATTTTTAATACTATCTTTGGCTGATGCAATACTATTAACTTTATTATTTTTAATTTCATCTTCTCTAGTAACATATACATTTTTAGTAAAATAGAAATATGTCATGGTTAAAGGTATTGTAATAATTAATCCAAAAATAGCAATAAATAATAATTTAAGCAATGTAAATTTACTGTTTGAAAATAATGCAAATAAATAAAATAATGCAAAAAATATAATATAATAACTTAATATTGGTATTATAAATAATGTACCAGGTGGTTGAGGATACATGTACATAATAAAAGTTTATTCTATTAAATAAAAATATAATAAAATTATTCATAAAAATTTAAAGAATCTTCATCTTCTTCATCACTTATATTATCATATGTTTCAATATCATAATTATTTAAATCATCTATTTTATTTTCATCATAAATATCCATAGTAACATCATCATTATTAATTAGTTCGTTATCATTTGTTAATTCGTTATTATCAATTAATTCATCTTCATTATTAATTATATTATTATCATTCTGATATAATTCATCGTAATTAATTGATTCATTATCAGTAATTAATTTATGATTATTAAAATTTCTATAATAATTTGTATTTTCACAATTAACATGATATTTGTTATCAAATTTTTGATAATTAACAAAATATTCAGGATTAATATTATTATTTAAATTTATAGATTCATATTTATTAATAGTAGAACTTTTATTTAATTTCATTGTTCTAATAAAATAGAAAATAATTATTAAAAATAATAATACTAAAATTATAATAGAAAAATCTATATTATCATTTAGATTATCATTAGTTGATAATATAGTTACTAATGATAATACAGTTGCAATAAATAATAAACAAATTAAAAAAATATTAAAACATCTTTTTGTGTTTAAATTTAAAATCATTAAATATAATACTCTATTAAAATATATATAAAAAAAAATTAATTATATATGATATAAAATGTTTGATTTAATAAATAAATATTATAATAATAGATTTAGTGATTTATATATCGTTCAAAATAAAAGTGAATGTAAAAAAGAATATTTGTTAATATTTGGTGGAACATTATATTGTATTCCAAATAAATCAAATAGTATTGATAATTGGGCTGTGAAACAAAATGAAAAAGGTTTATCAGCAAATATTCCAGTAAATTCCAATGATCCAATAGGAATTAATAATGATAGATTATTAGTAAGAGGTTATTAAAAAATGATAATTTATTAAAAAAAAAAAATTAATGTTTAAAAATACAAAAGAATATGCAATTAAAATTTTAGAAAATATAATAAAAAAAATAAAAAAGGATGAAATATTATTATTCAGTTTAAATAAATTAAAAAATATATTAGTTGAAGAATTCAATTTTGTAAAAAATATAAATAATAATTTGGAAAAGGAAGATGAGGAAGAACCACCAAAGAGACCATATATCTATAAAAAAAAAAAACAAAAAAAATTACCTAATAGAAAATGAAGTACCGCAACCACAAGAAGTAGCAAAACTTTTATTAGGAATAAATACAAATTTATTTTCAAATAAACCTTTTGAATAATTTTCGAAAATATAATCAATTTTAGTACCACAAAGTAAATATTCAGATTTTGGATCAATTAATATATTTTTATTTTCTTTTTTTATAATTATACTTTTAAATTTATTATTATTAATAATATACTTATATTTATTTGAATCAATTGTTTTAAAATCATAATTAAAACCATTACAACCACCACTATTTGCTGATAATAAGAAATTATTAATATTATTTTTTTTTGAAATTTCAAAAATTTTTTTCCATGCATTTTGTGTAACAATTATATCTAAATATTTATTCATATCTTAATAAAAAATGATATAAATATTATTATTAATTATACAAATAATGACTTTAAATGATAATAATTTATTAAATATATTACATAATATTTTGAAAGAAAAAAGTATAAAAAATATAGCAGAAGAATTAAATATCGCACAAGGAACAATAAAAAGATGGATAGAATTGAAAAATGTTCCTAAATTATATACCTTTGAATTAATGAGAATTGCAAATATAGATATAGATTATACAAAATTTACATCTAAAGAAAAAGATCAATTTTTTACACCAAAAGAAACTGCAGAAAAATGTTATAAAAAATCATTAGAAATTTTAAGTGAATATAATGAAAATGAGAATGAATATATATATATTGAACCATCTGCTGGAAATGGAAATTTTTTGAATATATTACCATCAAATAGAAGAATAGGTATAGATATAGAACCAAAAAATGATGAAATAATAAAACATGATTTTCTGAATTGGTTACCACCAAATAATATTAACAATAAATATATAGCAATTGGTAATCCACCATTTGGTTTAAGAGGACAACTGGCTTTAAAATTTATTTTACATGCAAATAAATTTGCAGATTATGTATGTTTTATTTTACCACAATTATTTGAAAGTGATGGGAAAGGCGTGCCTCGTAAAAGAGTAAAGGGATTTAATTTAATATATAGTGAAAAATTAAATTCGAATTTCGAAGAACCAAATGGTAAAAAAATTAAAATAGAATGTATATTTCAAGTTTGGTCTAAATATCACGAAAATATAAAATATAAAATAAAAGATAATGATGATACTATTTTAAAAATATATTCATTATCTGATGGGGGTACACCATCATCAACAAGAAATGTAAAAATGTTTAATAAATGCGATATTTATATACCTTCTACATGTTACGGAAAAGATAATATGAGATATTATGAAACTTTTAATGAATTACCAAATAAAAAAGGTTATGGAATTGTTTTTAATAAAGATAAAAAAGCGAATTTAATTAAATTTAAAAATATTGATTGGACTACTGTAGCATTTTTATCTACAAATTCTGCTTATAATATAAGAACATCGCAAATAAAAGATAAATTTTGAAAACAAAATATAAAAAAAATGATTATCCTTGCAAATTTTTTTCAATTAACAATATAATATGTATACTCAAATGATAATTGACGTAATTGAAGATCAAAAAAAAAAACAATATATGAATGGTATTGATTGGTCTAATTCAAAATTTAAAGAAATAAATGATTTAGTTGCTAATAATGTTGGTAATGTAGGTGAAATAATTATAAATAATATATGTAACAATCTTAATATAGAATGTACTATCGATGGTTCTAAAACTAAACAAATAGGAGGTGGTAATGGTGATGGAAAAATTAAAAAAAAAAATACAGAAGTAAAAACAGCTAGATTAGGAAATAATAATACATTTCAACACGAATTAGGAGAACATCCATGGAATGTAGAATTTATGTGTTTTGTTGATGTAACTCCAGAAAATATGTATTTAAGTATTATTCCAAATTTTTCAAAAGAACATTATGAAAAACAATCAAGAACAGCACAACCATATTTTAATAAATCAATTACACGTAGAAAAGAAACAAGTAAAGAAAATTCAGGTGCTTTTAAATTAACAATCAATGAAACAGATTTAAAAAAATCGAATCATACAATTATTTTAAATGAAAAAACACCAGAAGAAATAGAAAGATTTATAAATTCAATTATAGAATAATTAATGTATATCACCAATTTTTTCAAATGAATCTATTTGAATAATTTTATCTGCTAATTTATCTGCCTTGGATATAATTTTTTTTTCATTTTCTGTAATAACTTCCTTATTTTTTAATTTTTTTCTTATAATATCTGCATCATAAGAAATTTGAATACCCTTACCTATTTGATTTAATCTATCATTTACATCATTTGATATAAAAATATTTTCAGTTAATAAATCTCTTACTGAATTAGGTGTAGATATTAATTTAGCTACTTCACTTGTTAATTTATCTTTTTGAGGGTAATAATTATCACCAAATGGATAAGTAAATATTTTAATGAATGAACCCATAATAGGTATTGGAAAATTATTAGAAATAGCATATGTAGAATTTTGTATATTATTAAAATGATAATTCATACTAGATTCTAATAGTTTATCAATATTACTTATATGTTTATTTTTTTCATAATACCATAAACAAGCATATCCCATATAAATATTACTTAAAATATCAGCATATCTACCAGATATATATTCATTTGTTTTAATTTTACCACCCATTAATAATGCAATATTAGATGTTAATGCAAAATTAGAAACAACTCTATTAAGATGATGTTGATAATATTCTGTTATATTATTATTTTTTTTATTATATAATTTTAAATAAATAGAATAATATAAAGATGTTTTCAAATTATAAATACTATGTTTTATAATTTTAATAAGATTTTTATGAAATTCATCTATATTATTACCATCTTGTATTGTTTTAATTATATTTAATAAATGTGGATGAGAACGATTTAATCCTTGTCCGAATATTATTAATGATCTAGTTAATGTATTCGAACCTTCAACAGTTATTGCTATAGGCATTGCACTATATGCAGATGCTAAATAATTCATAGGTCCTTTTGAAATAGCTGCACCACCTAAAATATCCATACCATGATTAATACTTATTCTACCATATTCAGTACATTGATATTTCATAATTGCTGATAAAACAGGTGGTTTTTCATTATTTGCAATAATAGAATTAAAAAGAGCTTGTGCTGAAATTAATTGATAATTTTTAACTGCTATTTCTGCTAATTTTTCTTTTATACCTTCCATCTCTGCTATTGGAATATTAAACTGTTTTCTAATACGTGCATAACCACCTACACCATATGTGCATAATTTTGATGTTGCCACTGCTAATGCAGGTAATGATATACCTCTTCCTTCACCTAAACATTCCATTAACATATTCCAACCATAACCACATTTTTCTTCACCGCCAATTACAGAATCAATTGGAATGAATACAGAATTACCACTTATTGTACCATTCATAAATCCTATATTTAAGGGATTATGACGATTACCAATATTAATACCTGGTGTAGAATTAGATATAAGTGCAACTGTTATTCCTTCCTTTCCTTTTTTTAATAAATTATTAGGATCTTTTAATTTAAATGCTAAACCTATTAAAGATGCAACGGGTGCTAATGTAATATATCTTTTTGAAAATGTAACATTTATACCTAATACATTATTCTTTATTGTAACAATTCCTTCATCGTACATTGATGCCGCATCTGATCCCGATTTTGATGTTGTTAAACCAAAACAAGGTATTTCTAATCCTTTGGCTAATCTAGGTAAATAATATGCTTTTTGTTCTTCTGTTCCATAATGATATAATAATTCTCCGGGACCAAGAGAATTTGGTACCATTACAGTTACAGCTGCTGCACCATTGCGTGATGCAATTTTTTCAACAATCTTTGAATGTGCATGGGCACTAAATTGTAATCCGTCAAATTTATTAGATATAACAAGTCCCATAAATTTATTATCTTTAATATATTTCCATACAGAAGGTGGTAAATTTTGTTTTGTTTCAATATCATGATTATCTAAAATTTCACATAATTTATTAGTTTCGTTATCAATAAATTTTTTTTCATCATTTCTCAATTCAAAATTATATTTATTAATTAAATCTTTTATTTTTAAGTTACCATTGAAAATATTTCCATCAATAGATACTGTACCTGAATTTAGTGCTGCAGCTTCAGTTTCAGATATTTTCGGCATTATTTTTTTAGCATAATTATATATATATGGTGTTATAAATTTTTTCATACTATATTAAATAATAATCTTTTTAAATAAATATAAAAATCTATATAAACAAAAAAGATTTATTACTAAATAGAAATATGGAAAATTTAGTAATTGATGAAAACAAAGTTTTAGAAGATGAAAAAAAAAAAAAAATTATTGCTTTAGCTTTTCAAGGAGAAAATTTTTCTTCTAAATTTTTATTATGTTGGACTAATACTTTGAGTTATTTATGGCAATCTGGTAATTATGAATTTTTAATTGCATGTGGTGATAATCAATCATCGATTCATTCACGTTTAAGAACTTTAGGTTTAAATAATGAAATACATAAACCATTTAATAATACTAAATATGATTATTGGATTTCAATCGATCATAATATGTTGTTCACACCACAACAAATTATTGATATGATTAATTCATTAGATGAATATGATGTTGTATCAGGAATGTATAAAACCGATGATGCAATTAATTATAATGTTATAAAAAAAATAGATAGGGATTATTTTGCAAAATATGGTGGTTTTAAATATTTAAATCAAGAAGAATTAGATAAATGGAAAGAAACTTCTGATAATAAATATATGGAAGTAGAATATGTAGGATTATCATTTTTTGGTGCAAGATCAGAGGTATTTGATAAATTAGTTTATCCATATTTTGATGGTAATAATTTAGTTATTGATAAAGAAGATGGTTCTAAATATAATGTTGTTCCATCAGAAGAATATAATTTATGTAAAAATATAATTGATGCTGGATATAAAATAATGCTAAATACAGATTTAAGATTAGGAAGTGCGGTTAAATTGGTAGTTTAATTATTTTTTTTCTATATTTATTATAGAAAAATGACTACTGTAATTGGAGGAGGTGTAAAAAAAGCGTATGAAGTAATTGGAAAAAAATCTATATGTGGTAAAAAACGTGTAATATACAAAAGAGTTTCTGGTAAACCTACAAGAAAAGTTTATATGAAACATAAAGGCAAATTCTGTCAAGTTAAAAAATTTGTTGCAGCTATGGTTGCTGCAGGTAAGTGGAAAAAACGCACTACAACCAAAAAAAAATCATCCAAATCATGCAAATCTAATCAACATAGAAATTCTAAAACCAGCAGATGCAATAAAAATAAAGTTAAAAAAAGTCCTAAAAAAAAGAGGTCGTAAACCCAAAGCTTAAATAATAAAAATTATATAATTTTTTATTTTTATTAAGATTTATTAATTAAATTAATTAATCAACATAAGCATATCCTTCTGTATAACATTTTTTTGCGTGCATGTAAATTTTTTTTGCATTAAAATCAGGATAATTATCTTTAATAAATTTTTTTTGTTCTTGGTAGAAATCATCAAAAGTTAGTTTTTTAGTAGTTTTAATATCATTATTTGTAGATCTTTTAGGATTTCTTCTTGGCAAATTATTTGTTTTTTTAATATTGAATCCCAAACATTGTCTTTTATTTGGATTAATATTATCTTTTTCAATATCTTTTTCAATATTTTTTTCAATATTCTTTTCAATATTTTCTTTAATCATATCTTCTGTTACATTTAAAATTTTTGTTTCTAATCTTGAAAGTTCTCCTAAAATATAATAAATATAAGCGTATTGAATTAGTATAATAATTGAAAATGTTACTGTAATATTTAGTAATTTATTATCAAAATTAATATTATTAAATAATTCTAACGAATTATTATTAAACGAAGTAATTGTTTTTACTAACATATTGTAATAGTCTGAAATATTATAATTGTATGAAATATTATTATAATTTGTAAAGTAATAAATAATAGTAGTAATATTCATATCAAGATGATATATTATATTCATCATCTAATAATCATTTTTTTTATTAATACTAATTATATATTTATTTTATTTTTAGTTATTTTTAGGCATTTCTTGATCATAACATAAATTATGAATAAATAATTTATCGTTTCTACCAACTCTTTGCGCTCTACCAACCGCTTGATTTTTATATAAACCCATTGAATGAAATATTATTACATCTGTTGCAAAACTAATATCTATTCCCGAACCAGCATGATAAGTATTTAATAATATAACTTTTATTTTAGAAGTTTTAAAATCATCTAAAATATTCATCATATGATTTGTTGTACCTTTTAATTCACCATATGAGATATTGTTTTCTTTAAGTTTTTCAATAATTGAATTAAAACCTGTTTCATATTTGCTAAAAACAAGAAATTTACCAGTTATTTTATTTTTAATAATACTAATTAATGTATCGACTTTTGTTAATAATGTATTTTCATTAGTTATTTCATTTTTATTATTTGTTATCGCAATCATATCATCTGTATTAATTATACTTCTACATTCAGGACATTTAGAATTTTTATTTATCCAATTAATTAAACAAACACCACAATATGAATGAGTACATTTTAAGATTATAGGTTTATCTAAAATATCCATACAAATAGCACATGTTTTATTAGATAATTCTGTAACTCTTTTTTTGAGATTATTTAATTTATCATTTAAATTAATTAAATCATTATTTAACTTATCTAATCTTTGACTTTTAATATCATCTGGTATATCTAATATATTTACATAATCTATTTCTTTTTTTTTATTTTCAATATCTGTATTTATATCTTTAGATACTAATTCCACCATATCATTTTCTGTTTCTGTTTTACCACCTAATTCTTTAATAGCACCAACAATGTCATTTGCATTTAATTTATCAATTATACTATTTGAAATTAAATCTTTAATTGCCATAAATTGTATTGGCATTTTACATAAATAATATTTTTCTTCAGGTACAGGTAACTTAAAACTATTTCTTACAAATTCTTTTTTACATTTAATTAACATTAATTTAATATTTTTAATATCATTAAATACTTGTCGAATATCATATAAGATAGCAGTAGGTGATCTTATTGAATTAATTAATTCTTCATAAGTCCCAGATATTAACCATAAATAATAATAATGTAATATTGGTATAGTTTTAATAATATCATGTGCTTCATCAATCATAACTCTCTTCCATCTGAATAAATAATTAAAACATGATGCTGTTGCTATATTATTATAAAAATATTCATTATAATATCTAAATAATACTTCTAATGTTGTATTTTTAATTAATACAACATCATAATCATTAAAATATTCTAATATAATTTCATTTGTAATATTTTCCGGATTTGGTAAATTTTTTTTTATAAAATTTAAATTATCTATTGCTAAATATTTTAAATTAGTATCTTGTTTTAAAGTTTTTTCCCACTGTACATAAACTGGTCCCCGTGGTACAATTATCAATGTAGAATTAATCATATTAGTATTTTTTTTTATAATTTTATTATCTGTCGAATAACTAAAATATGAATAATTAGAATTACTTATAAAACTTTTTTCATATTTTTTATTTAAAAAAATATCATCTAATTTACATTCAGATATTATTGATAATGCTGTTAAAGTTTTACCATAACCAACTATATCACCTATTATACCTATATTAGTATTAATATTATATTGACCATTTAAACATGTATTATATATATCATTATGTTTAGAACCATCTATATTATATTTTATACTTCCAAATTTTTCCATAATAGATGCTTTTTTTAAACATGCTAATTGATGAGGTTTTAATTGAATTGATATTAATGATGGTTGTTTATTTATTGCGGAAGTTTCATCTAATTCTAAATCATAAGTTTCGTCTAGATTTATTCTTGTCATTTATTAAAATTAAATAATATTATAGATAAAATATATACACAATATATATAATCATTTTTTATTTATATATTTATTATAAAAAAAAGTACATTTCATTAAATAATTTCAAATTTATAAATCTTTTCTTAAAAATATAAATAAATATAAAAATGTACTTTTTATTCAATATTATTAAAAAAAATGATGATCAATTAATTTATATTTTATAAATTGACAATTTATATTTAGTATAATGATTGATTCTAGAGCTGCACTGAAAAACTCAATTGATAAAATTTACAATATTAAAACAAATGAAGAATATAAAAATATCAAAAAAGAATTAAAATCTCTACAAAATGAAGTTATATGTACTTCACTTTATTTTCAATATTTTGATTTTGAATTATCTGAAAATATTAATATGCGTCGTCAATATTATTTAAATATTGCTGCTGATTTAGCAAAACAGTCTAATATGTTTCAAAAACATGGTGCAATTATTGTTTATAAAAAAAATATAATTGGTAAAGGTTACAATATTTTTACAAATCAAGCTAGAAATAATTATAGTATGCATGCTGAAATTGTTGCAATTAATAATGCAACTAAAAAAAAAATAAATAAAGATATTCTAAGTAAATCTGAACTATTTGTTGTTAGAATTAGTAACTGTAATGTACTTAAATATTCTAAACCATGTATTAATTGTCAAAAATATATTAATAAATTTAATATTAGAAAAACATATTATTCTACTAATTATGAATATGATAAAATGATGGGTTATGAATTTATTGAATGTAATGATTTTTAATTAAATTTGTAAATTTACAGATGGTATAACTCTTCTTATATTTTTTTTTAAAATAGTCGGTCTATTTTCTTTATTGAAAATTTCATTTAATAACTCTTCTCCTGACAAATGTTTTAACTCTAATATTTTTTCTTTTATTTCTGTCATTTTAACAGGAACCTTTACTTTTCTTTCATTAGCTTTTATTTTTCCATGTTGTGTATTTAAATCTTTATATTGGTAATCAAACATAAATTTTTCTATTTTTCCTTGCAATGCTTTTTGATGTACTTTTCTTTCTTTAATAGCTATTTGTAATTTTCTAATTTGATCATCATATTTAAACCAATCACTAACCATCGTTTTTAAATCATTTAATTCATCTTCAGTTGGTTCTTTATGACTTTCTAATAAATTATTTATAAAAGAATTACCATCACCTTTGGTACTAGAACTCATAATATTTAATAATAAAGTGTTATCTTTAAATAAAAATTATTTATTTTGATATTTATTTATAAAATTAATTATATTTTCATATTCTCTCTTTTTTGAAAATTCCGCTATATTTTTACCCCCTTTATATGCTATAAATGATGGAACTAAATCAATTTGCATATTATCATTTAATTGAGTCATATCTTCCCTATTTATAGAAATTAATATTATTTTACTATCATTTTTATATATATTTGTTATCTCCTTCCATAAACCTTTTATCATAACACAATAAGGACATGTGTCTGTATAATAATAACATATTACTATATTATTTGGAATAATTTTATTTTTAATTTTATTTATATTCCGTGATGATATTTTATAATGTGTCATTATATTTATTCTATTTTTAAATTATAAATTATTTTCTATAAATAATACACTAAATAATTTTAAAATTATATTATAGATAATTATAATGAATTATGATTTAGATATTAAACCATTTAATGATATTCCATACAATAGTATAAATAATAATACAAAATCATACGATTATGATATTGTTAAAGAAGAAAAATGCGCTTCATCATCTATTGGAACAGTGTGTTCTTATACTTATAAAACAATTTATAAAAATGAATTTCCACCCGCTAATCCACCATATTCTATTGATAAACCATCTTTAAAAAATATTGACTTGGATCTAAGACAGAAATCACTTAATATATCTTGTGCTAGAACTAAAATGTTAGAAGAAAAATATAATAATAATAATGAAAAAGATCTATTAGCAATATTAAATAATATTACCGATCCTATTAAACCTATCAATTATAATTATGTACAAGATTTACAAATGTTAAGAGGAAATAAAGTTCATTATAAAAGTTGTAATATTAAACCACATGATTATTCAGATGGTAAATGGATTACTCAACATAATAATGATGTTAAAAATAGTATAGATAATAATTTATTCAATATTAATACAAAAAGAAAAACTAATTAAACTTTTTTTTAATTTTATTTAATAATACATCTCTTTTAATATATTTATTATTTTTTGTTACATTTATTTTTAAACTTTTTGCATATTCTCTTAATGCTTTAATATCATATAATTCAATTTTTAATTTTTTTCCTCCTCCAACCATACCTAATATTTTATCGGAATTCATTAAAACTTTCTATTATATAGTAAATTTATTTATTAAATTTAATTGCTGCTATTTTTTTTATAAGAGTTTCTTTTTTAATTGGTTTTACATTACCATTTTTTCTTACTGTTATTTTAATACCTAATTTTTTGCATATTTTCATTAATTGTTCTTTACTATATTTTTTATCTAAATATTCTTTATACAACCCTTTTCTTGTTCTTTTTTTTACATCTGTTTTTTTAACACCTGTTTTTTTAACACCAGTTTTTTTAACACCAGTTTTTTTCTTTTTAGCATCCTTTTTTTTTATACCACCCGCTTGTTTTAACATTCCACATGCTTGACCACCCTTTCTTGTTTTTTTCTTATTTTTCTTTTTAACATCCCTCTTTGTTTTTTCAACTTTTTTTTTACGTCTACCACCACCCGATACTACATCACTTGTAGTTTCTTCATTATTTACTGTATCTATTGTGGTAGGTTCTGATGTAGATTCGCTATCTAGTATACTACTATTATTTTCTACTAATTTTTTTAAATTATCAACTGTATCTTGTGTAACATCAGAAGTATTACTAGATCTTTCGTCAGAAGTATTACTTGTCGAATTATCTTCTGGAGTACATATATATTTTTTATCAAAATATGTTAAATGTACATCCGAGCCACCTTTTATTACTTTTCTTCTGTTATTACTTCTTTTTTTTTTTATAAAAACCATTGTTTTCTATATTATATTATTATTTTTTTTTTAAAATACATTTATTTATTAATGTTTCTTGAGTATTATCTTTTTCAATTATATTTTTTAATTCTTTTTTATAATTTTTAATTTTTAATTTATTATCTTTAATATTATTTTTTAATAATTTCTTACCTTCTTTATCTTTTGAATCGGTTGTTTCTAATTCTTCTGTATTTTGATTTAATTTATTAGTTTCATTAGCAATATTTTCTTTTAATTTAACTATATTATTATTTTCAGTTATATCAACATTAATATTATGAAATACTGGATAAGCAAAATTTCTGGCATCTTTTTCTCTATTTAAATATGATATATATCCAGATATACTATTTAGATATTTTTCTGCACCTTTTTCTGTAAATGTAGTATCTTCTTTTAAATATTTTGAAGTAAATTCATCATAATCTTCTGGAATTAAATCTGTTTCTTTCATTAAATTTATTAATTTAATTAAATGCATTGGATCACTTGTATATGGTGTTGCAGTCATTAATAATAATTTAACACTATCTTTTCCTGATAATTTATATGATGATTTAATTTTATCATTCATTATTTCAATATTTGGTCTTTCAGCAGCAATTGTATCAGGTGAATATAATTTATGTGCTTCATCTATAATTACTAATGTTTTTCTTAAAGGATCTGTTTTACCATTAATTTTTGTCATTAATTTATAAATTTTATTTTTTTCTGATAACATATTCGAAAATTGTTTATAACTTATCGGCATTATCCATTGTTTTGATAAATATTTTAAATAATTTTTTTTTATATCCTTTGGAATATCTTCACCTTTTATTATTTTTCTTCTAATTACACTAGAACATACTTGTTTAAACATATTTTTCCATATATCCGCTTTTAATGTATGTTTTGTTACCCATAATATTGTATAATCATGTTCTTCAAAACCTTTTGTTGCTGTTGCTATTGCAGAACAAGTCTTACCAGTACCTACACTATGCCATAATAATAATCCTTTATATGCTGAAGAATTATTAAAGAATTTTGATACAAATTCTTGTGTTGGTGTTAATGTTATTAATCTTTCATCTTTTGATTCTATTGAAGGTGGTAAATTTTTTGCAGGCAATGGCAAAGATTTACCTCCTAATAATTCATTTAAATTTTTTTTTTCATTTGTATCTATTAATTCATTATTATTATATACTAAATCATCTTTTTTTTCTATAGATTTAACTTCTTCTTCATTATTATTATATACTAAATCATCTTTTTTTTTTATAGATTTAACTTCTTCTTCATTATTATTAACTTCAGCATTATCTTCTTTTATTTCTTCTTCAGTACAAATACAATTTTTTTTAATTTTTTTTTCCTCCCCACCATATGATTTAATTTTTTTTAAAAATGAATAAGAATATCTTCGTTTTGGTAAATCCTTAGTATTATTATCATTTACGCAATTATTTTTAAAAATTATACTTTCCCATTTGTATTTACTAAATTTATCACTAATATATTTACGCATTTCAATAAATTTTAATATTTTATTAGGTGATTTTTCTAAATTTAAATTTATTCCTTTTTTTCTCTTACCTTTAATACCACCACCAATCGATTTTTTTTTAATTATTAATGGATCTTTAACTTTATCTGCTAAATTGAATGTATTTATATTTTTTTTATATTTTGTATAGATATTTCCATTACTCAATGATTTATCCCCATGTTCATTTATATTTTTATTTAATTCATTATCAATTGAACCATATTTACTTATATTTTCTAATTCTGACGAAAATAATAATTTTGATACATCAATACCACTATGAAACATAAACATATCATGAACATTAGTATTTTGAGACGGTATATTAGAATTGTATTTATATACATGTAAAGGCCAACCTAAATTTGGTTGAAATACTAATCCTTTTTGACCACAAAAACGTGTACCTCTACCTATAACTTGTTTTTCATCTGAATTAGTTATTAAAGGTTCAAATATATGAATATATTTAACATCAAATAAATCAATACCTTCTTTATAACCTGAATCAATTATAATAAATCTAATATTTTTACCATTTATATTATCAGGTCTTTCATTAAATTTTGAAATTATACTTTTTTTTAATTTAACAGGGAAAGGTTTATTATATATTTGAACACTACATAATAATGCAAAATTATTATAATAATTTTTTGATATTTTATTTTCATCTATTTTTAAATTTTTATCATATACATTTGTATAAGCTTTAGTCATTAAGCTAGCTGCTAACATTTTTGAACCAGCCGAAGATTCTTTCAAATCAGTGTAAATAACATGCTTAAAAGTTTTTTTATAATTAATCATATCAGCGTTATCTAATTCTTTAATATTGTTAATTAATGCGATTGCCTTTGGTGATATATTTTCTAAATTTTTACTAAAATCTTTAAGATCAAAATTATTTTTGTCCATTTTATGATTTTTTTCTTGTTTAGAAAAATTACCAACTTTTCTAATACATTGTGCTTCTTTATTAATTTTTTTAAACATTTAGTAATATCTATATTTATATTATATTATAAATATTTAAAAAATATTATTAATTAGAGATTAAATAATAATGGATTATTATTATATTCTATTAATAATATTAATATTTTTATCAATACTAATAGTTTTATATTATCAATATTTTTATAATCGTGAAGATTTTATTGTACTACAAAACAATTATGTATATTATAAAAGAGAAGAAAGAAATAAAGTTAAAAATAATTATAATAATACTACTTTATATCCACCTGATACAAAAGAATATTCATATTCCGAACCTATATATACAAATAATAATCAAGACAATAATATTAATAATATTAGTAATGATAATTATGACAATAATATAAGTTATATAAATGAAGAAAATGTTAATAATGTCAAAAATACTAATAATACTTTTAATGATGATGAATATAGTAATAAAAATATAAAAAGAGAAATTCAATTATATAATAAACAAAAAAAAGAAATGGATATTATTAATGCAAAAAAATTAAAGAATGTAGATAATAATAAAATAAAAAAAAAAGATATTGAAATAATTATAGATGGAATATCATGTTCTCAAAAGGATGGATCAACTATAATTTGTTTTAGTAATAATAATAATTTAATGTATATATCAAATGATTATGGTAAAAATTGGATTAAAAAAGAATTGCCAAAAAATAATAAATGGTCTAAAATTTATTTATTAGAAGTTAGAAAAAATAAATTTAGAATAATATTATTTGGTATAGAAAAAAATATATTTCTAAGTACTAATAATGGTGATTTTTGGAATCATATTAGTACTTTAAAAGGATACGATTTAATTCATTCAGATGATTATAATTATATATATATATCCACAAATAATGGTATATTAATTAATAATAATGAAGGTTTAATATCAAGTGATAATATAGGTTGTATTAATGAATGTAAAGGAATTAACAATTATATAAACAATTATGATGGTATATACAAATTTAGAAAAATTAATGATCCAAATGTAAAAAATAAAAATATAAATTCTATTGCATGTACTCCTGATGGTAATATAATAATAGTTGCAATTAATAATGAAAAAATAAAAGTTGGTAAAATTAAAAAAGAACAAGAACCTAGATATATTAATAAAAAAGAAGAAGATAGAGATAAAGCAAAGTGGAAATATCAGTATAAAGAATCTGATAAAAATCTTGATAATTATGAAGACCAAGAAGGTAATTTAATTTGGAATTTTTATGAAATTTTAGATAAAAATAATGATATAACTTCAATAGGTGTAGTAGAACAGATAAAAAAATCAAGTGCAATATTTGGTACAAACCGATCTCTATATGAATATGGATATGATAAAACATCAAAAAATAGATTGGAAGATAAACAAAAACTTATACCATTTGATAAATATAAAATAAAATGCAATGCTAATTTTCCATGTCCTGATTTAAAGGAAGATATAAAATTACCAAATTATTTAGTATCAAAAATTTTAGTTTATAAAATAGGTTATATAAGATCAATTTATTTAATTATAAATAATTTTTATATAATGTATTTTGATACATCATATAAAAAACATTTAAAAAAAATAAATATAGGTAATTATTTTATAAAAGATTTTGTTATCAATAAAAATGGTCAAAATGGATATTTATTATTAAGTAATGGAAAAATATATATAAATAATAATTTAAAAGAATATTTCTTAGAAGATAAGGCTAAAAAATCAAATTTTGTAGAATTAAAAATCAAAATTAATAATACAAGTTAAAATATTTCATTATAACTTAAGAATTATTAAAATATTATTAAATAAATGACAGATTATAGTCACTTTGTAATATCTGGAGGTGGTTTATATGGTGTCTGTATGTTAGGTGTATTAAGATATTTATATATTGAAAAGAAATTAAAAAATGTAAAACATGTAGCAGGTAATTCAATTGGATCTTTTTTTGCTTTAGCATTTTGTTTAGATATTGAAGTAATTGATTTAGAAAATATTATTAAAGATATTATTTATGATAATAATATAATAATTGATAAAAGTAATTTAGGAAATGTATTTTTATATAATGGCATATTAGATTTAAATATTATTTTAAATAAATTGAGAAAATACATTAATAGCAAATATAACATAAATGATATTACTTTTATAGAATTATCAAAAAAATTTGGAAAAAATTTATATATCAGTACAACAAATATAAATACTGGTGATAATGTTATATTTTCTACAGATAATTATCCTAATATTAGTATTTTTGATGCTACATGTGCATCAATGTCTATACCGTATTTTGCAATACCTGTTAAAATTAATAATGAATATTATATTGATGGTTTATTAACAAATAATTTTCCATTAAATATATTTAAAAACGTACATAAAGATAATATATTGGGTATAGTAATTAAAATCTCATCTGATTTTTCATTAAAAAAAATAGAAAATATAAATTTTACAAATTTTAATAAAAGAATGTTAGAAATATTATTAGCAAATACATCTAAAACTACATTTATTGAACATATTAATGAAAATAATGCAAATATTGTTTTAATTGAGGATTCACCAATAAGAGACTTTATACCTTTTGAAATTAATAATCAATGTGTTGATATAAAATTTAGTAATGATGATATTGATAATTTAATATTAGACGGTTTTATTAAAATATCAAACTATTTCAATTAATTATATAAGAAGTTGATAAATAAAAATATTAATAAGAATGAATCTATTATTTAATAACAGTATTGTTGTAGGTGAATATTCATTAAATGAAGTTGAAAATAAAGTAAATAATAATACAAATAATGATGATATTAATAATAATTGGTGGTACAAATCAAAAAATAATAAAAAACGTGTAATGTTATGTGGAACATATCCTATTGGTACAAGTAATGGTTATTCAAAAGTAGTATATTATATTTGCAAACATATGGAAAAATATGATGATATTGAATTAACAATATATGGATTTCAAAATGTTAATAATACAAAGGGTGCGAATATTAGAAATGATATATCTGATAAAATAATTTTATATGATGTAATGGCAAATGAAAATCCTAAAAGAAATGGCTTTGGTGAAAAAGAAATAGGAGTTTATTTAAAAAAACATCCACAGGATATTATTATAATTTTTAATGATAATATTATTACGACAGCATTAACACAAACAATTATTAAAGAATGTTGGGATCAAAAAAATAATTTTAAATTAATTTCATACATGGATCAAGTGTATCCATATCAAAAAAAAGATTATATTAATTTACTAAATTCTTTCTTCGATGGCGTTATAACTTTTACACCATATTGGAATGATATTGCTAAAAAATTAGGAATAAATAAAGAAAAAATGTTTTTTTTCCCACATGGTTTTGATGAAAAATTATATTATCCAATTGATATGGATATTGCAAGATTATATTTTAAATTACCTTTAAATGATTTTTTAGTTTTAAATTTAAATAGAAATCAACCAAGAAAAAGATGGGATATTACTATTATAGCATGGTGTAAATTTATAGAAAAACATTATAACGAAAATGTTAATAATACAAATAATGATAATATTAAAAAAGATATAAAATTAGTTGTGGGTACAACAATGAATGGATATTGGGATTTAATGGATTTATTAGAAAATGAAATTAAATTTACAAATGTCCCAATAGAATATGCAAAAAAAACTATTTTTAGCGTGGATAGTCCACAACAATTATCAGATAGAGAAATTAATTTATTATATAATGCTTGTGATATTGGTTTAAATACAGCCGATGGAGAAGGATTTGGATTATGTGGTTTTGAAGGTGCTGGTTTAGGTAAACCTCAAATATCATCTTATGTAGGTGGAATGAGAGAATTTTTATCAGATGATTACTCAATATTAATAAAACCTACAATTCCTATATATTTAGATTGTAAATCTGTTGGTATAGGAGGTAAAGCCGAATTAACATCACCTGATGAATATTCAAATGCATTTTGGAAATATTTTACAAATCCTGAATTAGTAAAAGAACATGGTATTAAAAGTAGAAAACATATTTTAACACACTATAGATGGGAAACATTAGTTGAATATTTTTATAAAAAGATATTATTACATATATAATATCTAAAATATTGTATATTAATAGAAAATGGTAGAATGTAGTTTTGAGAAAGAAATAATATGTAAAAAAAAAAATAAAATATGTAATAAAAAAACAGGTAGATGTAATAAAATTCCGGATATTCAAATAAATAATAAGAAATTATTATGTACTAACGATAAAGAAATAATATGTAAAAAAAAAAATAAAATATGTAATAAAAAAACCGGTAGATGTAATAAAATTCCAGATATTTCAATAAATAATAAGAAATTATTATGTACTAGTGACAAAGAATTAATATGTAAAAAAAAAAATAAAATATGTAATAAAAAAACTGGTAGATGTAATAAAATTCCAGATATTCAAATAAATAAAATACCTAAAACAAAAATCAAAACATCAAAAAAATCATTAACAAGTTTAGAAAAAATATCAAAATTAAAAAAAATATGGAAAAAAGTTAAATTAAATTCTAACAATCATATAAAAAAAGCTGCAAAAATAATTGTAAAACATTTATTACCATTTATAACTAAAACATTCACATTAAAAAATCGTATTAGATATGGTCAGGAAATAAAAAAAGGATTTCATAAAATAATAAAAGGTATAGATATAAATAAATTATATAATGATAATATTAATCCAAATACTTTAAGAATTAATCAATTAAATAACTATAATCTATATAATGATATTCATTTATTTAAAAAAATAGGTACAGATAGTGTTTATGGTAGTATATATAATACAAAATATAAAATAAATGATAAATATTATAATATGTGTGGTAAAATAATGTGTTCTACAAAAGGAAATATTGAAGAAACAAAATTATTAAAAATTGTTACGGAATTTGCATTTGATGAAACAACTCCGCATTTTCCAATATTATATTATAATGGTTCTATAATGAAAAATAATGAATTAAAAAATAAAAATTTACAATTACCACAAGCAGTAAGAAAATGTAATAATTTTATTATTAGTTTTAATGAAATATTTTCAGGTGATTTAAAAACATTTATGAATGAATGCAAACATAAAAATAATAAAAATATACTAATAAATTCATTGGAACAAATATTTATAAGTATATTAACTTTTCATAGAAAAATAAAGTTATCACATAATGATTGTCATTGGGGAAATTTTTTATATCATAAAATAAAACCAGGTGGATATATACATTATAAAATATTTAATCGTGATATATATTTAAAAAATTATGGGTATTTATGGATAATATGGGATTATGGCTTAACATCACCATTATATTCTCATAATAAATATGTTGATTATTATAGAGTATTAAATGCATTTATTAGTGATTATGATGGTGGTTGGAATAATAAATTAAAACATAAAATAAATAGATCAATTAGTATTCGTAATAATATAAAACGATTAACTAATTCATATGATACTTTTGAAAGTAGATTATTTGATATGTTATTTAATTATCATTCTGAAGTATATATTACACCAGAAGACAGTAAGATAATTAATTTAAATAAACCATATGTAATAAATTAAATAGAAATAATATAATTTTATAAAAAAAATTATACAGAATCTAAACCATTGAAATTATTAGCATTTAAATCTGTAATACCAATATCATCAAAACCAATTAAAGCATTTGGTAATTTTAATCCACTATCTTTATATTTAGCATATACTTTTTTTTTAATACTAGTTGGAAATTGATAATCTAAACTTTCAATAAGTGCTTCATATTCTTTAATAAACATAGACATTTTATCTTTATTAAGAGTTTCATCATTGTTTATTATTGCTTCTTCAATTCTATGATTTAATTTATTCATTTTTGCAGCAACATTTTGAAATATTGTTACTTTTTCTGTAATTTTAAAATTACTTATCATTGCGAGAGTTAATCCCGTAACACTATTTATTATGATGTTAGGTATTTTCATTTGTTCTCCAGTTAAAGAAGCGCTATTTAAAATTGCTAAACTTGTGCTTGATAATATCAAAGGTACATTTACAAAACTTTTAATTGTTGAAAAAAATTCATATGATCTTTTTGCTAAAATAGCAACAATAAAACTTTTATCTTTATAACCTTTTAATAGTTTTTTTTGATCTGATGTTAGTTTTTCGCCCATATTAGAATTATTAGTTTTAATTAATGGGACTGTTTCAAAATTTTCATTATCTGTTATAATTAATTCTGATTTTATTTTAGTTTCCTGTGACATAATTTAAATGTTCTAATTTATGTAAATATTTATTATTATTATTTTTTTACACTCGAAATTATTAAATTAAAAATATTATTATTATTGCGAATATTAAACTCATTATTCCTAATCCAAATATTAATGGATTATCATCTTCATCAATAATATCATTAGTATCTTTTCTAAAAGTTTTTATAATATAATCTAATATTTTATATGTACTTTTTTGAGATAATATTATAAATAATATTATACAATATAATCCAATTTTTGCTTTAATAGTATACGGAACTGTATTTTTATTTATATTATTATCATTTTTATAATCATCTATTTTTGGTTGATTATTTTTATTAAAATCATAATATAATTCATAATTATCCATTATATCTTCTTATAAATATAAAAATATATTAATTATTTCTATTTAACATATCTAATAAATAATATACAGTTGCAGGATCTATTATATTTTCTAATTGCATATCTACTATATTATTTTCATCATCTAATTCATTTGTTATCATTCTACCACTGTTATTTAAATAAATTGCAAATTCATTGCTAAATAATCTATTTTCATTAGTTGTTATATTAGTTAACCAATCTGGTATATTATTATAAAATTTATTAGATACTAATGCTAACGATTTTACAAAATTACAACATAAAATAAAATGATCATTGCCATTTATAAATAAATTTATTATTTCTTTAGAAAATTTAAATTGATAATTATTATTATCCATAGTATCAATAATATTATTATCAAAAAATTTATAACTTATATCAATATTTTCAGTTAAATCCTGATATACATGTATAATATGTATTATATTTCCAAATGTTAATTCATTGAACCATAATATATTATTATAAAAACCTATTTTTTCCATATAATGTACAACATCAGTATATGCTTGTTCTGGGGTATTCCAATTCTCTTCAATATGATAATTATTAGATTTAGTTTTTAAATTATTATAATATATAAATAGTTTTAATTTTTGAATAATACTATTATTAATATTATTTTTAGTATATGGATGTAAATTATTTTTTCTTAAGTAATATTCAAATTCAATTGCATTAAAACAATATATTTGATTATCAATATCTTTAAAATAAAATTTTAAATTGGATTCAATTTCATTTATATCTTCTAATGTAAATGGATCTTCTTTATTTGTTATATATTCATATTTATAAATTTTATTTATATTTTTAATAATATGTTTTTTTATATTTTTTTGTATTGTTATTATATACTTTAAATTTTTACTTTTAAATTTATATGTATTATATATGACTAAATAAATATCATTTATTATATCACCTTTTGCTTTTTTTTTTATTTTTATATTATTATATTTTGCTATTTTTTTTATATTACTAGAACTAAACAAATATGCAAGTGTTCTAATAAATAATTTTTTTTTTAAATCATCTGAATCTGTATATTTAAAAATTTCTTTAAATATATTATATATGCATTTATTATTTAATAAATCTATTTTATTACCACAAGCATTATTTATAATATCAAATAATCCTATATTTTTATATTTAATATGATCTTTACAAAAAATCATATTAGAGTCACATATATTAGAACATTTATTATTTTTGCATCTTGCTCTATAAATACATGTATTTATATTACTATCCATTATATCATAATAATATTTTATTTTTATATCTATAAATTTATTTTTGTATTGGTAATAAAATACCCGCATTTATATAACTTTCATAATCATATAATTTTTTATTAAAATCTACATATTTTATATCATTTATTATGACTACCTTACCTCTACCTTTTCTTTTCTTTTTTAATTTATCGTGTGCTAATATTTTATTATCATTATTTATATCTTTTGTAAATGATAATTTACTATTATCTACATTTATAGGCCAATTATAACATTTATAACCACTTTGTAAAGGTTTATTTTGATTAGAATTTATAATACAATCAAATGAGGCGGCTTTTAATAATTTTAAAAATTGATTTATTAAATTTTCTTTTGAAGATGCTATATTATATATATGTTCGTCTGTTGTTATTCCTTTATCCAAACTTTTTATTGTAAAATTCTTATCTAATTGCTGTTTAGTTAATTTCATTAAATAACAAAATACTTCTACATTTCTTTCACTTTTTGGTAATAATTCATGAGAACATGTTCTAACAGCTCTTCCAATTACTTGATTTATTCTTACTGAATTCCAAAAATATTCCATTACTAAAACTCTTCTTACATTTTTAAGTGATATACCTTCAGCACCAGATTGTGTAATCATCATTGTTTTAATTAATTTACCATATAATTGATATTTAGAATCATTTTTAATTCTATCAGGCAATGAATTAAATAAATTTTGATCTAATTGTTTGTAATCACCATTAAATAAATGCATCAATTGATTCGTTTTTTCACGATCATTACTAAAAATTATATATCTCTTACTATCATATTTTTCATCAAAAACTGATAAATTTTCAAATTCATATCCTTGTTCCGTTTTTATTAATGATATTTGTTTGTATTCTTGTTTATCTAAAGTTTTTATAAATATTCCCAATCCTTCTACTGATCTAAATTGTGAATATATTAATACTGATCCTGGAGATGTTTCAATATCATTTAACATCTCATAATATTTCGGACTATACTTTTTCTTTAAATTTTCTTTTGATAAATAATCACTTGTTTCTAATTCACTTAATGCTTTTGTTAATGATTCTTCATATTGTTGTGCTACAACTGTTTTAATATCCATTTTTTCTTCATTTTTATCTTCTTCTTCATGTATATCCAATTCTTTTTTTAATATTTTTCTTATATCTTGCGGAAAAGTTCTTTTTATTTCTGTTGGAAATGCAAAATTACATACCATTCTACTAAATGCTCTATATACTGAATTTTTTTCATCTAAAACTCCTTTCCTCTTAAATTTATTTCCTTCATCAATTGCTCTTTCTTTTGTTCGTACTTCATCATATATACTCAATTGATGATTAGTCATATTTAAATATTTAATATTAATTGGATATAATTCTGGAAAAAATTCACTACCCGATGTTCTATAATAACTAACAGTACCTAATATACGTCTTTGAAATAAATCTATATTTTTAATTTCTGGTTTTTCATCATTTGTATTATCTATAAATAATTTATTAAATTCATCTGTTTCATTTGGTAAAGCATAATAATATTCCTCTCCTATTTTTGCACCAAATTTAATTTCTTTATCATTTAATAAATCCTTTATATTACTAATTAATTTACTTTCTGTTATTTTCCATTCCTTCTTTTCAATTTCTATTCCTTTATTTTTTCTCATATATCCTTCAGGTAATAATGCTATTGATAATACAGAATTTTTGAAAAATAAATAATCTATATATTTTTCATATTCTGTACTTTTTATTTTTTTTTTTATTAATTCTATTGTTGGTTCTTTAGATGTTGTCAATAATTTTAAATTATTTATTTTCATTGGACCTCTTATTAAATTTATTAATGTAGCAATCTCATATGGATTATTTATAATTGGTGTTCCAGATAATAATACCATTTTACAATTTTCGGCTTTCATTAAATTATTATAAACTGCTCTTGCTAATTTTGAACCATTTACTATTCTACTTATAAAATTATGTATTTCGTCAACTATTACAAATGAATTATCGAACATTTTTTTACCCATATCAGATATCATTTTTTGTGTTAGTCCATTATAACTTATAAATGTATATCTATTCCGTATTATATGTAATATTGTTTCATCTATTTTTTGTTTATCTTGTTTTGTTATTGAATTATAATTAATATTTTTTTGTATGATATCAACATCATCATCCATATCATTATTATATAAAGGTATCCATACTAAATTATCTTTTTTTATAAATTTTGTATTTATACCATAATCATTTAATTTTTCTATTAACTTTTTTGATTTCCCCATCCCTTTTATTTTTAATAAAGACCATGATTTTTTCATATTTAAACCAATTGTTGATATTTTCATTAATTCATTCTCATAATTTTTTGCTAATGATGCAGGTGTCAATACATATATTTGTCTTTTTCCTATAAATCCTTCTGCTGCCGCAATTGATGCTGCTGATTTTCCCGAACCTAATTCATGATATGCTAATATACCTCTATATGGACTATCAAATTGAATATAATCTCTTAAAATTCTTTGATGAGGAAATAAACTAACCGTTTTTATATCTATATCACATTTTTCTTCATCACATTTACAACTCTCTTTTTTATTTAAATCTTTATAATTTTTTCTATTAAACGTATTGTATATATTTTTATTAAAACCTATTCTATTTTCTAATATCCATTCATCAGGTTTAACTTCCGTATTCATTCTATTAACTTATTATAATATATTTTATTAATAGATAAACTTAATAATAATATAATGGTTATTAAAAATATTCAAAAAAATTTAGATTCTAATAATAATAATATATATTATGCTGGTACTATTAAAAAAAAAAATGTTTTAACAAAAATGTTTGAAAAATTATTTAATAATAAAAAAAATTTAAAAAATATTGATAAATATTTTTGCGATGAATCATGTAATATTAAAAATAATTCTTTATTATTAAATAAACTTTCAAAATATATTAATAATAATTATAATGAAATTGGATTAGTTTGGAACAATATCGGTACTAATAAACCAGTTTATGGTTATGAAATATATAATGAAAAATTAAAAAAAACTATTTCAATTAATACAAAATTAACTAAATATCAATTAAATCAAATAAAATCCGATATATCAAATGATTTAAATTCAACTAATATTTCCTTTAACACTTATATTAAAATAGACAATTTTTATTTTCAACCTTCGCAAAAAGATGATTTATATGATTTTATATTAAATTTTAATAATTCATATATTAATAATTTTAATATAAATATTACTGAAAAAAAATGCAAAACATTATTTAATTATATTAATATATATGTTTATCTTATATTATTTTGGATTAATAATAATTTTATATTACCCTCATTCAATTTAAAAACTTTCAATAAAATTATGTGTATTGATAATTCTAATGTTTTTATATTTGATAATAATAAACAAAAGATACATGTCTTTTTTGATCTTTTAATGTATAAATTAAAAAATTTATGGAATAACCATGAATATATTGAAAATAATAAACTTTTATTTGAAAGATATTTTTTTTTAATGAATTCCTTCTTAAAATTTATTAAAAATAATCAATATATTAATAATGTTGGTAATCATGATATTAATTATTTTATTGACTGTTTTTTAAATAATAAATATCATAAAACATTTAATCATACTCATAATTGTAATAAATTAAAAAAAGAACATAAAGTTTATTGTATTTTTCAAAAAAATAAATATACACTAAATTATATTTTATCATATCTTTTAACTATTCATCGAATTTTACAAAAATTATATTTAAATTATTATCTTAATAATATTAAAGTTAAATATAATAAACTTGATGTTAATAACTATATTATAAATAGTAATTATGATTTATTAAAATATCATATTACTAAAATGTATCCCAATACTAATTGTTTAAATAATTTTAAAAATATTGATAAATTATTTAATATTATAATAGAATCTATAGATACTAATAATAATAAAAATTATTTAAAAAAAAAATTAAATAATATTAATCCTATTAATTGTACTTTCTATAAAGATGCTGATTCTGATACTATTAGTCGAACTGATTTAGCAACAATTTTAACCATATCTATTTTAAAATATAATCATGATATTGTTAATAATATTATTAATGTTAGATATTACTCTTTATTTGATATTATTGATAGTGATATTATTTATAATACTTTACAAAATTGGGAAATATATAGTACAAATGATATTTTAATAACTAAAGAAATCTATAATAATAATATGAATTTTTTTCATAAAAATGATTGTAATGATATAGATCGTATGAATGATAATATTCATAATTTAGAACATATTCAAAATATTGATTCTTATTATCATAATCACGATTATGATAAATTTGTATCACCTAATATTTCCGCTATTGATACTGAAGATCAAGATCATATTCAAAAATGGTTAGCAGAACAAAACTAATTTAAATCTTTTATTAATAATAAAATATATAACGATTAATAAATTATATAATAGAAATTATTATATAAATTTAATTGATATATTATCAACTATCTCATTTATTCGAACTGATTATGTTTACAATATTTTTCAAAATAAATTACCACATCCTAATAAATATTTTATTCTATATGATAATAATAATACTTAATAATGAATTTTTTCTGAATTATTTTTCCAATTTAAAAATGTTTTATTAGCATCTGTATTTTCTATTTTTATCATTTTAATTTTTCTTTCATTTATTTTTTTATTTATTTCTTCATATATTTCTTTATCATCAAATCCTATATTTGCAGCATCTTCTCTAGTATTTGCATAATATATTTTATCTATTCTCGCCCAATATATTGCAGATAAACACATCGGACATGGTTCGCAACTTGTATATATTGTTGCACCTTTTAATGAAAAATTTTCTATATTTTTACATGCATCTCTTATTGCAACAATTTCAGCATGTGCTGTAGGATCATTATTTACTGTAACTTTATTATTTCCTCTTCCTATAATATGTTCATCTTTAACAATTATTGCTCCAAATGGACCACCATCACTATTATTTGATAAATTAATAGCATCTTTCATATATATATTAGTCATACGATTATTATGGCAATTATGATACTCTTTTAAAAATGATTTATCACTATTATTCATTTAAATTCTTTAAATTAATTTATATTTAAATAAATTTAATTATCATTTTTTTTGTAATTTACTCGCAAAATATTTTAATCCCTCATCTGTAAATTTATATTTTTCTAATATATAAAATATAGTTCTATATTCTATTTCTGTTATTTTTGATCTGTCAATTATTTTTAATATTAATTTATCAGCATCATTTTTTGATATTCTACCATCTCCCTGTCCTTTTACACAATTTTCTGCCTCTTCTAATAATGCAGAATCATATTCTAATCCGTCAATTACTTTATAATAATTACTCATTCTATTCTATTTATATATAATAATATATAAATAGAACCTTAAAATTATTAATTAATGACAAGTTATATAAAAAAAATTAAATTAGAAGGTATATCTAATACTATTAACTATGATTTAAATATTGATGAAATCGAATTTACAAATATTAATAATTTTAATAATAATGATAGAACTAATTTAATTAATATTAAAACAAATTTTAATACTAAATTAATCGAATATAATAATGATATTTCACCTACAATATATAATGGTTTTAGTTACTATAACAAAAATATTGAAAATATTACTCATATGAGTGATTGGATTAAAATTAAACACAAACCACTTGATAGTACCTCTTTTTATTCTGGCAATACTTTTGAAGGATCCGTTATAAATCAAAATTTTTCAATAGGTAATATGAATGATAATAATTCACAATGGGCTATATCTTTTGATGATTCAAAAGTTAAATTTTATTTATTTATTATGCATGATAGTTATATTAATCCAAAATATAAAGATAGATGGATCGTTTTTAATAATTATGAAATGAAAAAAGCAAGTCAACATTCTGGTACAGATAGTTATCATTCTAATTATCCTCATGCGTATAAAACTACTAATAATCCCGATGGTTTCAATGAAAATACTTCTACACATTTTAATGGTCCAAATTATGATCAAATAATTTATAATAGAAACTATGGCATTCATAATGGTACTGTTTATCCAGATCCACAAATACCATTATATTTTATAAAACATGATAATATATATGAAACTGATGCAACTATATTAACTAATGATTTGGGTTATAATACAAATTTTATATATTCACAAATATATGGTACTTTGGGTAATGCTGAAGGCGGTGTATATGTTAAATATACAGATGATTTACCAAAAAAAATATTATCATTATCGTATTCAGGTATTATAAAAAAAGAATTTCAACATTATAATATAATTGGATTTAATTATAATTCTACTCTAGAATATATTTATGATTTTAGTTTATATAATACTTTATATAGTTGGACTTCTTATGCAAATAGTATAGGTGCAAAAACTAATTTTAATAGTTTTTATCAAGGTGGTTTATATTTACATCCAGGTGATGGTTATATTGAATTACCATTACATTCTGATTACAATTTTGTTTCTGTATATTACGGTAATCAACATGTTGGTGGTTCAACATACTTATATATTGACGATGTTTATAAAGAAGGCTGTTCTTCAAATCAATTTAAAACATATACTACTACATATACACCTGGTCAAATATTAAAAATTAAGGAAGTTAATGGAATTGTTTCACCAGATTTAGTTATTAAATTTTCAAATACTGATAATACTAAATATTCTATTACTTTTCCAAACGATACAGATTGTGATGTATTAATAATTGGTGGAGGTGGATCAGGTGCTGTAAGAGATTCTGGTGCTGGTGGTGCAGGTGGTTTAATATATTTAAATAATATTAAAATTTCTTCTGCTAATTTAACTATTGGAAAAGGAGGAGATGCTGTTTCAAGTAATAATCATGTTAGTGGAAATAAAGGCGAAAATACTATAATTGATATAATGGATAGTTACGGTAATACCGTTAACTATATTGCCGAAGGCGGCGGTAAAGGTGGTGGATGGTCTAGTAGTAATAATAATACTACTGGTAATGGTGGTTCCGGTGGAGGCGGTGGTGGTAATAATAGTGCTGGTGGCATAGGCAATCAATCTACATCAGAAAGTGGTGGATATGGTAATAATGGTGCACAGGGAGGTGGTAGTTATTCTGGAGGCGGAGGAGGTGGTGCAGGTGGTCCTGGTACAAGACATAGTGGTGATACTGGAGGCAATGGTGGTCAAGGCATGGATTTCTCTCATATTTTTGGTACCGAATATGGTGTTTCTGGATGGTTTGCAGGAGGAGGAGGATCTGGATCTGGCACTGGTTCCCAAGGTCTTGGAGGTCAAGGTGGTGGTGGTACTGGTGCAAGTGGTGGAACAGCAGAAAGTGGCATTGATGGTACAGGTGGAGGTGGAGGGGCAAATAGAGCTTCATCGGGAACAAGTGGAAAAGGAGGCGATGGAATAATATTAATTAAATATAATAAAAAACAATTACATCACAATGAAATTAAAAAAGAAAATATTGCAAATAATTTAATATCACACTTTAAATTTGATGGAAATTTAAATGATGAAATTGACAATTCAATATTAACAGCAAATGATTCTGAAATTTATCCAGAAGGCACATTTAAAGAGGGACTTAAAACTGATGGTAATAAATTTACTATAGATAGTTCTAAATTAGTTAATTTAGTGGAAAGTCATTTATGGACTATTACTTTTTGGATTAAGGTTACAGAATTAGATTCTTCGCAATCTATGGGAATTATTGCAAGATATGATTCAGGTGGTAATCCAAGAGGTGGTTTTAATATTAGTCTATATTCTTCATCAAGTAGTCCACCTGGTATATTAAAATTTGAGAGATTATATAATAGTAATTTGTGGTCTGTTAATCTTACAAATTTCTCATTTATAAATAATTATAATAAATGGTGTCATGTTGCTGTAATATGTCATAATACTGGTAGTAAAATATATATAAATGGAATATTAGATAATTCTGAAACAATTTCATCACCTTGGACATCTACAACTGATTTTGTAGGAACTATTAATGAAAATAAAATTGGCATCGGTGCATATTTTAAAGAAGGTGGATTTATAAGTGATTATAATGCATATGGTATAATTGATGATTTAAGATTTTATGATAAAGAATTAGATCAAAATGAAGTATATAATTTATATGCTAATAATACAATAAATGATTATTACCTTAATAAAATAGTTGATGGTGATGTAGAAAGTAATTCCTTATATTATGAATTTACACATAATAATAGCGATGATAATCATACAGAATATACTTTTGAATTGACCAGTTCAAGTGATTGCGAAATTTTAATTGTTGGAGGTGGAGGTGGTGGGGGTGAATATGGTGGTGGTGGCGGTGGTGGCGATGTAATATATTTTAATGATATTAAATTAAATAAAGGAATATATAATGTAAAAGTTGGTAAAGGTGGTATTGGTGGTGGACCAAATTTAAATTATGAAGCAGGACATAGTGGTAATTATAGTAGATTATATTTAGATTCTAATAATTATATAACTGCTGGTGGTGGTGGTGGTGGAAATAGTTGTGGTGAACCCGCTGATTCTATTATTAGTTATAGTTACAAAATAAATAATATTATTTATAATTCTCAAGGTGGGGGAGGTGGAGGTGGTGCTACTGGTCCAAATTCTGATAATCGTCATTTAGGTGTTTTAAGTACATATTCTAGTAATGGAGGAAATTCAGATAGTAATTATGGTGGTGGCGGAGGAGGAGGATATTTTTATTCAATATTAGATTGTGATAAAATAAATTTAAAATCATGGTATAAATTTGATAATAATCTTTTAGATAATATTCAAAATAAATACATTGTTAAAAATAGCGGATCAATAATATTTCAAACTGGTATAATTAATAAAGCATTAGATATTGGTTCTGCTATTTATACTATAAATAGCAATATATTATCAAGATTATTTGATAATAATATTTGGAGTATTAGTTTATGGTTTTATAGAAGTGATATAACTACACATTGTAGTATATTATCTAGATATGATAACACGGAATCACCTAGATGTGGATTTAATTTGTATTTAGAAACAACTCAACAAAAAATTAAATTAGAAAGACAACAAGGTGTGGGTGATACTTGGGTTGAAGTATGGTCTAATGATTCTATACAAATTAATACATGGTATCATATAGTTGCTATATCAAATAAATCTGATTTAAAATTATATATAAATGGTATATTAAATGATGAAAAATCAACGTCGACATATTGGAGTACACCTGCTTTTGGTAATTTAATTGGTTTAGGAACATTTGTTAAAAGTGGAATAATATTAAATACTACAACAAATGGATTAATAGAGGATTTACGAATTTATGATAAAGAATTAACATATAATGAAATACAAAAATTAATTCTTAATTCAAATGGTGGTACTAGAATTGGTAATATAGCAGGTCACGGTGGTTATGGATTTATATTTTCTATAACTGGTGAGAATAAAGAATATGGTGGCGGAGGTGGCGGCGGAACACGGGATCATCCTACATCTGGATCAAATGGTGGTGATGGTAGAGCAGGTGGTGGTAATGGTGGTCGGGAGCAGGGAAGATTACCAACAGCAGGTACTAATAATACTGGTGGTGGAGGGGGGGGCGGAGGTGGTGGAAGTCAAAGAAATGGCGCAAATGGTGGTTCAGGTATAGTAATAATAAAAACTAAACCGAAAAGTATTAGAATTATAAATACTGAAAATATAGCAAATAAATTCATTGAATTAGAATTAGTAAATTCAAATAAATCTATTTTAGATAGTATATCTTCATTAAAATGGTATTGGAATACTGATAAATTATTACAAAATATAAGTTCAGAAAGATTATATCCACATCCAAATGCTAGAATAACTTCATTTAAAAAAATAGATGGTCTTTCACCCGAAACATATCATATTAGTGACAATGATTATGGTAATGGTACATATACTGTTAAATTTTCTTCACAATATTCAACTAATTCACATAGCCCCAATTATATATTTGCTAAAGGCACATCTGCGCCCGAAAATTATGCAACTTGGGCTGCAAATAATTATAGTTATTATGCTACAAAAGATGATAATTTAATATTTCATGCACCAATGTCATCAGAAGCTAGATTAAGTAGGCTTTTAGGTTTTTGGGATGCAATATTTACAAATGATAGAAATTTAGCAAATTCTCCATATATTAATCATGTAAATGGTGATGTTATATATTCTGTAAATAATCCTGCTGGTATAATAATAAGATGGAAATCAGATCAAAATAAAACAGATATTCATTTAAGATATAGAGCATCGTCATCATCTTCATGGAATGATATCGATTCTACAACAGAATGGAAAGAAATTACATTAAATAATAATACAGAATTTGGTTTCGAATCCGATAGTAGTATATCACATGAAGTATATATTATACCAATAATAGCACAAGGACAATATAATGGCAATGAAGATTTAGCAGGAGATAATTATAAAGGTGACTGGGTATCAATTGAAATGCCTATAAAAATTATTCCAACAAAAATAGTATTTTCAGCAATATTATATAATACTACTTATTTAAATAGATTACCAAGAAATTATAGATTATATGGAAGTAATAATGGTACTGATTGGGATATTGTACTAAATGAAAATTTAAAAATAGATAATACGAATTTTACAGAATCGTATAATAATATTAATAATATTGCCTATGAAAAAAAAATATTATCATCTAAAGCTTATAATAATTTTGCTTTAGTAGTAAATAAAATTGGCGATTCAACTATTTTAGCAATGGCAGATTTTGATATATATGGTTGTGAAATTGACGATAGTAAAATTTTATATTATAAATATGATTCAACTAATACAAATGGTTCAAATCAATCTGAATATAATTTAACACTTAGTGAAACTACTGAATGTGATATTTTAATTGTTGCTGGTGGAGGTGGTGGAGGTGCTAGTGTTGGTTCGGGTGGTGGCGCTGGTGGTTTATTATTATATAAAAATTTACACATTGAATCCGGAACACATGTTATAAAAGTTGGTAATGGTGGTAGTGGTGCTAATAATACTAATGATAGAGGTGACAATGGATATAATAGCGAATTTAATGAATATATTAGTTATGGTGGCGGCGGGGGTACAGGACAAACATATGTATATAACAGAACTGGTACTTCAGGAGGTCAAGGTGGTTTTAATGGTGGTTCAGGTGGAGGTGGTACTCGATATAAAACAGGTGCGGGACAAGGTATTGTAAATCAAGGTAATGAGGGTGGTCTCGGTGTTGGTACTCAATGGCGTGGAGGAGGCGGTGGTGGTGCTGGTGAAAAGGGAGAAAATAGTTCAGATGGTGGTAAAGGTGGAAATGGTTTATATTATAAAGATAACATAAATTTCAAAAAACATTTTAAGATAGAACCTAATTTATATATTGGTGAATTTTATAGAAATAATATATGGTTTTCTGGTGGTGGTGGTGCTGAATATCAATATGTTAGACACGAAAAAGGTGGTTATGGAGGGGGTGGTGGCGAAAATGATATACATGCTTTATCAAATACAGGTGGTGGAGGAGGTGGCGGTGGTTCAACGGGTGGTAATGGTGGTTCAGGTATAGTTATAATTAAAATTAAAAATAAAAAAAATATCATTAATGATGATTTAAATAATACAATAGAAAAAACAACATGGAAGACGATATTATATGATCAATATGATAATAATATAGAATTAGATAATAATATTGAACTAAAAGAAGAAGATTTAATTTATACTAGTTTAAAAAATAATATAACTGCATATAATTATTTTGAATATATTTTATTTTCTGAAGAAAGATTGTATCCTCCATATTTTGTTAGAAATAATATTATTTCATCAACATTTACAGTAGAAGAAAAAATTTATGGTAATGGTTCATATTCAATTACATGGTCTTCTGAAACAAATACAAGTGTTTTACCATTAAATACTTTTAATTCCAATAATGAAATTGCAACATGGTCTAATGGCACTTATGTAAATAATGGTATATCATTAACACAGGTTCCATCAAGAGCAACATATACAGGAAATAATTATATTGTAAGTGATTATAAAGGAGAATGGATAAAAATTAGTTTAGCATATAAAATATTATTAACAAGATTTATAATTTCAATGTCTAATGAATCTTCAGTTGATAGTATTAATCATAGTAGTATAAATCTTTTCCCACATGATTTTAAAATATACGGTTCAAATGATAATAGTAATTGGAATTTAATAATACACAAAAGTATAAATAGATTAGATTTAAATTATGTATATAATAATTCTAATAATAGTTATTCTGCTTTAAATTATAAAATTAATGATAATGAAAGATTAACTAAATACGAAATGTATTCATATTATGCGTTAGTTGTTAATAAAACTGGTGGATTTAATACATTATCAATATCTTCATGGGATATATATGGTAAGGAAAAAAATCAGATATTACCAGTAAGACCAACTAATATACCTATGAAACACAATGTTAAATTTTCACAGTTAGTAAAAGTGTATAGAGAGGATATAGAATTTAATAATAATATTTCTATTAATAATGTAAAATTTAGTGATTTTTATTTATCTGGTTTATATATACCAAATAATTCTATAAATGATAATATACCAACTAGTGGAGAAATATCACTAGGAGATTTAAAAGGGTCTACTTCTAAATTTTTATCTATACCATTTGAAAATGATAGAACAGCACATTATACTTCTGATACTGAAACTCTAGTATTTAGTGGATCAACAATTATAAAATGGAATGATATATCAGATAATAATAATCATATTATTACATATAGGGGTACACCAATATTAGAAAATTTTGTTAAAAATTCAAAAGGTTTATCTGGCGATGATACAATTACTGTGGTATCTGGTGATGAAAATTCTGGTTTTGTTATGCCATTTACCTTACAATCTAATAATTATACTTTTTGTTATATAGCAAGGTATGTAGGCGATAGTGATACTACATATAATAGAAGAATTTTTGATTCTCGATCTGGTACAGGACAAAATACTTGTTGGGGATTTCATGATAATCATACGGGTAGATCCCATAATGGAGAAAAAGGGTGGCATACTGTAACAAATAAACATATATCAGATAATAATACATGGTTAATTGGTGTTGAAACAACAATTAGTTCTAGATTTAATGGAATGAATTGTGATAATGTATATACATATGATTCAACTTATCCACGATCAGTATCAGGTAGTTTTAATCCAACATTATCAATTAATTTTGGTCATTACACAAGTCAAAGTAATAGTGATGAAATTAGTAAATGGCAAGTTGCAGAAATGATATTTTATAATAGAGAATTAACATTAGAAGAAAAAAAAGAGGTGGAAGTTTATTTGTCGACTAAATACGGTCATATAAGTTTTAATAATGAAATATCATCATTAAATGATTATAAAAATTTATCACAAACGGGATTATATGATAAGTGGTATAGTATATATAATGGTTATAAATATGCTTACTCGTCTAATGGATCATATTATGGACCATATAATCATTATTTTGATATTATAAAGGTTAATAATAATTATTATGCTGAATGGGAACAACTCAATAATAGTGCTCCGTCGCCAGGTTATAGTAATAGAAATTCTGGTAGTATAATATATCGTACTATTACATTACCTATTAGTGATATTCAATATAAAGTTCATATGGTTGTATTAGGTGGTGGTGGCGGTGGAGGAAGAGCAAATGGTGGCGGTGGTGGTGCAGGAGGTCAGGCATATGTAATAAATCGCACAAATTTACAAAATGTGCCTATTAGTATTACAATAGGAGGAAGAGGGCATTGGGGTGGATTATGGGTTAGTAATCAAAATAGTTCAGGAGGGGATACTATTATTACATTTAACGGAACAACAATATTAGGTTATGGTGGTTATGAAGGTCATGATAGTAATAGATCAAGTATTTCCGGTGGTGCTTATTCCGGTGGCGACGGCGGTGGAAATGGTGGTTCTTCATTAAGTTCTGGATGTGGTGGTGCATGTGGTGGTGCAATATCTACTGTTTTAAAAAATGTAAATTTATCTGGTACAACATTTTGGGATATATTAGAAGAAGCTCCTATTAGTTGGTATTCATATAATAGTGGTTACTGGTGGACTAATCATCCTGGTGCAGGAGGACAAGGTTCAAGATATGGATTTAGCGGAGATCCATATGCAAGAAATGGAGAGATGGGTGGTCCTGGTGCTGCAGTTATAATAATAGAATTCCCATAATATATGTAATTTAAAAAAAAAAATCACAATTTTGATTCATTATTAATAAATGACCACTAATTTTTTTAACAAAATAATATTTTTTTTCATAATTTATATTTGAATTATTTAAATTAGAAGTATTTAACATATTTTATTATTTTAAATATAAAAAAAGTACATTTTTTATTATTTATTTTAATTTTAAAAAAATGTTTTAAAAATTTATATTTTTAATGAAATGTACTTTTTATATTATTGCGTAAAATAAATTTAATAATTATTGATATTTTTTATGATAACATTTTTTTAATATATATATATTATTTTATGTTTATTCGTAAGGGGTAACAATTTCTTTATTTTGGGTAACATTTTGGCATTTTGGGGTAACAATTTGTCAAAATGGGGTGACAATTTCTTCATTTTTGGCAAATTTAAATTTATAAATATTTCATAAGTATATAAATTATACTGATATATATTTAATAATAATTTACTATATTTTCAAAAACTTATTGCGTTACAAAAAAAATGGGATTTGCGTCAGCACTATCTTGTTATTAGTTAAATTATATTTAATATATTATTGTTATCAGATATTTTGCGTCGTTTTTTTGTAAAAAAAATTTGAGATTTTTTTTGTAAAAAAAAAGCTTTATAAATTCAATACTTATATGTATATATTTTTATTAACATAATAATAATACATAATTATAATAAAATGTTAAAAAAGTATCGTGAAAAAACGTAAGTTAGTATGAAATGAGGCATATTATATTGCGTAAAAAAAATTAAAAAAATTATGATAATATTTTTTATATTTAAAAATAAAATTATATACTATTTATAGTAATGACGCAAAATGACGCAAAATGACGCAAAAAAACATAAATGTGATTTTTGTGATTATTCGTCTAATCGTAAATACGATTTAAAAAGACATTGTAATAGTAAGTGTCATGTTGATAAAATTGATAAGAATAGTATTGTAATAAATAAAGAAAATGTTACCCAAAATAAAGAAAATGTTACCCCAAATAAAGAAAATGTTATCCCAAATAAAGAAAATGTTATCCCAAATAAAGAAAATGTTATCCCAAATAAAGAAATTGTTATCCCAAATAAAGAAAATGTTATCCCACTATTATTTTGTAAAAAATGTAAAAAAATATACAAAACTAAGAAACATTTATTACTACATGAATCTAAATGCGAAGGCATTGATGATTTAACATGTCCTAGATGTTTGATATCTTTTACAAATAGACATAGTAAATCAAGACATATTGCAAGAAATAAATGTATATATCAAATAAGAAGTAAAAATTATATAAGTAATCAAGAAAGTTTAAATAATGATATACGTCAATTAAATTTGGGAAATATAGAAACGCAAAATAATATAGAAACACAAAATAATATAGAAAGGCAATTAAACATAGAAAGTCAAAATAATATTAATTTATGTATAAATAACTATGGTAGTGAAAGATTAGATTTTTTAAATTATGAAAGAATGTTAGAAATATTTAAAAAATCTTATAATATTCCAAGTACATTAACAAAAGAAATTCATTTTAATAATAATTATCCTGAAAATAATAATATATTTTGTAATGAAAAAAAATCATTAGTAAAAATGCAAGGTGATTTTATGATGAAAACTTTAAATAATTCAATAATACAATTAATAAATGAAAAAACAGAATTAATGCAAAAATTTGCAAAAGAAAATAAAGAGCATATATGTTTAAAAATGGAACCATGGAAATATGAAGAGATAATCGACCAATTATTAACATTTATATTATTACAAGAACCATCTGAATTATATAAAAATGAAATGGAATTGATAAGAAATTTAATACGTAATAGTAAAAAAATAAATAAATAATTTAATAATACTAATTTAGTAAAATATTTAATATATTAAAGTAATAGATAAATGAGTAAAACAGATTTTAAAAAACAAAAAGATTTATTTAAGGACTTAGATAAACTTTATAATAAAGATAGACCTGAAATAATTAATTGGTTAAAAGGTACTGCTGTTGAATATGCTGGTCAACATAATAATAAAATTTCTAATTTACTTACTACATCAAAAATACAAATTAACACTACAAGTGAATATGGAGTTTATAATTTAATATTACAGTGGTTTCTAAATAATAAGGATAAGTTTACAGATAGTGAAGAACTTAAATTGTTTGATAATATACCTTCAACAACTTTTACAAAAATATCAAAATCGATAATGATGCAATCTCAACCTGCTACTTCTCAAAAAGAAGATATAGTAGAAACAATTAAAAAATGGAAAGAAAATTCGACATTAAATCCTTATAATGGTAGTGAAGTTAAAACTTCAATAGTTCTAAAAAGCGAATATGTCAAATTATATGAAAAATTTATAACACACTTAACAAAAGATTTAAAGCTAACTGATATTATGAATCCTGAAGTATTTGAAAATATAAGAAAACAACTTCCAACAGATCATATCTATGTTTTTAAAGAAATAGATTATATTGAAAATTTAAAAAGTCTTTACAGTGATGATAATGTAGAAAATAAATGGATAGATTTTTTAGTAAAACAAAAAGACTTAATTTATACTAAAGAAAAGATATTAGATAAAATGGGTTATACAGTTTATGACCATTTATTTATGCATTTTTATCTAAAAAAAAATAAAAAATATTTTAATGATTACAATATTAAAGAAATATATATAGATAATCAAGAATTTTTATATGAAACTATTGAAAATCAAATAAAATTAGTTAAAGCTGTTGATATGGATTGTCAAGAAGTGTTTGATAGTATGTTAACATTTACAAGCGAAGAAAATAAAGGCATAAATTTTGAAGTTAAACACACAACAGTTTCAGATGGTTCATGGTCATATAAAGTTCCACCTCTTTTAAAATTGTTTATAGAATATATATATGAAATTACTCATTATATACTTTCTATAAAAAGATTATATTCTATAATATTTAACGATTATTTTTTGTATGGTAATACAAAAGTAGGATTAGATAATAAAAAAAAAATTGAATATATAGATAATAGTATAAAGTACAATAAATATAGATTAAAAACCATATTAAATTTAATATTAGGTTCAATGTATAATAGTGATAATACTGAAAAAATAAATATTAAAACATTTTTAAAAATATTATGGGTAATGGTTAAAGATATAATAACTGAAGAACAAAAATATATTCTTAATAAAATTTATTACAACTATAGATCTTTAAAAACAGATTCAATACTTAAAAATAAAATTGACAATTTAATTGGCATAGAAGAAATAAAAAATATCAAAATGTTTTTTATTTCTTCTATTTTTGATATTGAGACAGTTCATAAAGAATCACAAGAAAAGAATAATGTATTGTACGAACCAGTTATAGACCCTTACAATAATTTACCCGAACCACCTAAAATGCCTAAGGCGCCTGTTATTAGTCAAGATTTACAAAGATATAAAATGACATCACATATAACAGGAAAAAGATCAGAAAAAGAGAAAGAATTAAAAGAACATTCAAAAAAAGAAAAAGAATTTAAAAAAGAATTAAAAAGTTATGATAAAAAATTAAAAGAATATAATGACAAATATTTAGATAAATATTTATCACCATATTTTTCAGTAAAATTATCAAGAGCAAAAAGTGTAATAAATGATAGAAATTCGTTAAGATTAAGTTATTCACCTTTAAAAGTTTCTGCTAAATCATTAACAAAATTTAAATCAAAAAAAAATAAAGAAGTATTATCAAAATCAGATTTAAAATTAAAACTAGCACTTGAAGCAAATAATCCTAAATTAAAAAAATATGCCAAATCATTAACTCCATCTGGAAAATCTCCAAGACAAAAATATGTAGGATGTGACCTAAATAGTAATGACCCAATAACACTGGAAACTTTGGGAGATTTGCATTTAAATAAAATTAAATATTTATCAAAAATAAAAACAACATTATCTAATGGAAAAATAATAACACATTGTTACGATACAATACCATTATATAATTATATATTAGATTGTAACAATAAAGGTGTAGAACCAATAAATTTAGCAATGGGTAAAGACATATTAACAATAGAACAAAAAAAAGAAGTATTTAAAAAAATAAAATTTTTTACAAAACAACCAACATTAGAACTAAATATAAATACAACAAAAAAAATATTCTTAAAATCAAAATATAAACCAGCGCAATACAGCAGTAATCATTTTAATATGTATGACATTATATCACAAATAACTATTGGATCAATAGATTTTGATGTATTACTTAAAAGTAATTATTGGGGAGGAAAGGATCAAATTTTACATCAGGGGCCAATAATTTCAAGAGATGATATGTTATTTGAAGATACATCTGATGAAACTGTTTTATTAATTCAAAAAGGGATAGAAAATGGTTCTTTATTAAAAGTAAATACTTATCCTTATTGGAGCGCGAGTCAAACTTCTGACGACATACCATATAATTATAAATTATTATCATTACCAGCATTTACTTATAGTAGTAGTGATTCTATACAAGAATTAGAAGAAAGAACAAAAGAATTTAATAATAGATTAAGGAGACTAATTTAAATTTAGAATTATAATATGACTTTTTTTTAGCATTTTTTTTTAGCATTTTTTTTTAGCATTTTTTTTTTTAGCATTTTTTTTTCTAGCATTTTTTTTCTTTTTTACTGTTTTTTTTCTTTTTACAGTTTTTTTTCCACCTTTAGTATATAGTTTTTTATAAATTGTGTTTACATTATCAGAAAATTGTTGTAATTCTGGATATATATTACTATCAATTATATTTTTTAAGTTAGTTATAAATATATCAATAAATTCATGTATTTTTATTTTTTTATCGCTTATACTTAAATTAGTTTTGAATAATTTTAATATATTATAAATTTTTTGTAGATCAGCTACAAGTAATCGTTCTGCAATAGCACATTTGGGTGCATTCCAACCACTGCAATTTTTTTCTATAATATAATTAAATTTTAAAAGAGACATTTCTAATGTTTTTTGTTTAGTATTATCAATTTCAATTAAAGCATCTTCTATTTTACTATCTGATTTTTTAAAAAAAATTAATAATTTTTTTAAATCAGAATCATTAGTAGTTGAGTGACTAGTCATTAATTCTCTCATTTTTGTAATTAATATTATTAATAAATTATTTGTTTCACTATAAATATCAAGAGTAGGGGGTTGAGGGGTAACGGATGCATGAGATATAGAATCAGACTGTAAAGGTGGTAATTTAGGTGATGACGTTGGTTTTATTGATAATAACGGAGATTGTTGAGAAGAACTAAATGAAAACGAACTTGTTGGAGTTAATTTTTGCGATTGATATTGACTAGTGTTTGAAACCAGTTTTTGTATATTCGAGGTATTACTACTCAATGGACCGCGAGTACGACGCGTGGAAGAAGGATTGAATCTCGAGGTAGGACGAGCTCTCACGGAAGGACGAGGTTTCCGGGTCGTTGATTGACTTGAGGTATTTGATGAAGATTTTCTACTGACTAAATTACTAAACGCTGATTTCATATTTGATAATACACCGCTTCCTACTTTGTTTGTAGTTTGTTTTTTTTCTTTCATTCTATATATTATTTATATAAAAATTTATTAATATAATATTAATAATATAATTAAAGAAAAATGTACTATGAAAATGAATTAGGATATTTAAAATTATTAGAAGATACATTAAAAAATGGTGAAAATATAAAAAATAGAAATGGAAATACATATAGTACTTTTGGAAATATGATAAAGTTTGAAAATATAAATATTAATTTTCCATTATTAACTACTAAAAAAGTATATTTTAAAGGTGTATTAGAAGAATTATTATGGTTTTTAAAAGGATCTACAAATGCTAAAGAATTACAAGATAAAAAAGTACATATATGGGATGGAAATTCAACACGTGAATTTTTAGATGCAAATGGTTTTAATAATTATGAAGTTAATGAATTAGGACCAATTTATGGTTGGCAATGGAGAAATTTTGGAAAAAAATATTACAAATGTGGCGACGAAAAAGGTGTAGATCAAATAAAATATGTAATAGATGAATTATTAAAACCAAATAATAGTAGACGAGCAATTTTAACAGGTTGGAATCCATTACAATTATCTGAAATGGCACTACCACCGTGTCATATGATTTATAATTTTTATAAAAATTCTGATGGTTTATCGTGTTTGATGACAATGAGAAGCAGCGATCTATTTTTAGGACTACCATTTAATATTGCAAGTACAGCAATACTAACAAAAATAATAGCCAGAGTATTACATTTAGATGTTAAAACGATTGCAATATCTATTGCTGATACACATATATATGAAGAACATATTGATGTTGTTAAAGAACAATTAAAAAGAGAAATAAATAATACAAATGTAGAATTAGAAATATTATCAGAACCACCATCAATAAAAAGTACTATAGAAGAAAAAATAAATTGGATAAATAATTTAAAATATAATGATTTTATATTGAAAAATTATAATCCACAAGCAACAATAAAAGCAATAATGAAATAAATTAATAACATCCTGCTTCAGTCCATGGAATACCACAAGTTTTAGAATAAGCACATCTAAATTTATTATAATTATTTATTTTATTAGTTTTAGCATAATCGAAGTCTTTTTTTGCTAAATATAAAGGATATACTGTATCACATTTTAACGGGATTTTTCTAGGTGAGTCATAATAATTACCGTTTGGATCTCTTAATGCAAAAGAATTATTTTTTAGTAATTCTTCATTACCACCACCATGAATATTATAACTATAACCAGACATTTTTGCAGCGACTTTTCTAAATTCATTATATTCATTAGTTTCAGTATTTAATCCAGTATTATTAATAAAATCAGGAACACTTTTATCTTCTAATTCAACAATTAATTTACTATCATGGGGATATGTATTACCGGTAGGTTTTTTATAATTTCTTTCACTTCTTAATTCATTAAATAAATCAGTACTAGTATAAACACCAGAATTTGGTTTAATATGACATTTCATATTAAATTGTGATTTGTTGTATTTATCGCCGAAATAATTTTTTCTTTTTCCATCAGCATCTAATTCATCATGATCTGTACCATTTTCAGTATTAGTAAAAGTAAAAGAACTATTCCAATAATCCGGACAATAAGCACTGTCGTATCCCATTTCTTTTTCAAGAGTAGGGAAATCGAAAGTATATACTTTATAAGTTAAATATATAATAACAAATATTGTTCCAATAATAAATGTAACAGTAAACATATATAATTCATTGAATAGCAAAGAATTACCCCAATTAGTAAAATAACCTAATAATAAAATAATAATTGCTATTGTTCCATATAAAACACATACAGTAAAAGTTAACCAATATTTTGATTGTCTTTTGTTATCAAAAGTTTTTTTGTCATATTCGGGTAATAAAGAACGATAAATAGCCATATTCTCATCAAATGTTTTTAAATCGTCATAATCAAAATCACCAGTAGCTTTATCACTGTGAAATTTTTCAATATGTCGTCTTCCCATATTTTATCTTATATCTATTATTATAAATAGATATAATTATTTATACATTTCTAGATTTTTAGTTCCTTTTGATGATACATTTTTAGGCAATTCTTGAAATTGAGGCATTGTATTTAATTCTTTAACATAGTGTAAATGTTGTGATAAATTTGTTTTTATAATTCTAGTACATTCTAATATAACTAATCTATTAAGATATTTTACCTGTTCTAAAATTTTATTATAATCACTTAATTTCGGTCTATTAGATAAATAAATAGATTTCATTATAATTTTTAATTCAGTATCACTTTGTTTACCAATAATTTGATTGTTTTTAGTATTAAAATATATATACTTTCTAATTTCATCATGTAATAAGTTAATATTATCATTTGAAAAATATAGTCCGGTTAAATCATTTAATGCATATGTTCTAGATATAATATTTGTACCATTTTCTGTATTTTTTACAAAATTATTTTTGTTTTTAAATTTAGTATCTATAGTTGTATCAATTCTTCCTAATCCTAAATTATTATTCATATCTAATCTAAAATATATAAATAGATTATTTTTAAATTTATTTTCATTCTATTTTATAGAAGAACACATGATTAATACAAAAAAATTGAATAATTATTCTAAGTTTTTGTTAAATAAGAGAAATTTAATTCATAATAATAAAGCAGTTGTAAATAAATTTGCTTTTAATATAAATATGGTAGTATATAATATAACTACTTTAATGTCAATTATTGCAATTTTAGTGTTAAATACTAATAAAATCAATAATAATACATTAAAAATAGGAAAAATGTATATTAATAAAATGTGCATGACAAAAACAAAAAAAACTATGAAAGGCGGAACAGTTTTTCCAATTTCTTATTTTGGAGGAGATGATTCAGAATTATATAATGCACCAGAAGGAACAAACGTACAAAATATACAATGGGATAAAGGTTTAATAAGAGAAGCATTACCAGTATCAATGCAAAATGGTGGATGTGAAAATAATAATTGTAGTTTTAATAAAACATTATTAATGTTAGTAGGTAAGATCTTAAAAGGACATAAAATGAAAATAGATAAATCAACAAAACAAGAATTAGTAAATATCATTAAGTTAAATTTATATAGTATAGTTGAATTATTAAAATCAAAATCAAAAAAAAAATTATTAACATTAAAAAGTATTAAAAATATATTATCAAAATCAAAAATGAAAAAATTATTAATTTAAAAAATGATATAAATTTTATTTTTATTTAATTATAAAATGGGTATAATTACAGTTGATGGAAATATTGGTTGTGGAAAAACAGGTGTATTAAATCATTTACATAAAGTTCTTAAATTACCCGTTGATTTAGAACCAGTTGATAATTGGCAACCATATTTGAACAATATGTATATAGAAAAAAATAATATTTTTAATTTTCAAGTTAGAATATGGTTAGATAGATGTTGGATTCAATCAATTAATACAAATAATATTTTAGTAGAACGAAGTCCATTTTTTATCAAATATACTTTTATTGAAATAGCAAAAGAAAATAAATTAATTACAGAAGCCGAATATAATATACTATTAGATCTACATAAAAAAACAGATTTAATGTGGAAGGATAATATATATATATATTTAAGATCTAATCCGGAATCATGTTTAGCAAGAATAAAAAAAAGAAATAGAACAAGTGAAGAAAATATAGATATCAAATATATAAAAAGATTACATGAATTACACGAAAGTAATATATTAAAATTAAGTAAAATTATATCACCCAAAAATTTATTTATAATTGATGTAGAAAATAAAACAATTTCATCAATTGCAACAGAATTATATGAATTAATAAAATAAAATTATTTTTATTATATTAGATAATTAAGTGTATGTTTATTAAATCAATATTAGCATATATATATTTATTAATATCATTTATAACATTAGTTATAATATATATAGTTAAATGTACTTATAATAATAATTTTTTTGATAAATTTTTATATTTAGATGAAAAAAATGAAATTAATAAATATACTTATTATGCATCAAATTCATTATTATTTTTTATTTATGGTATTATATTTGGAATTAGAAATATATATTTAATAATATTAAAAATTATAATATATGATTCTATTATATTTTTTATTAAATATTGTAATCATGATAATATAGATATTAATACTAAAGAATTTGAATATAGTTTAATAGCTTTATTTAAAACAATAATTTTAAGTACGTTATCATATTATGTAGGTACAATTATATCAAATCAATTTTATAATGTATTATTTAACTTAAATAATAATTTCAATATTAAAATTACATTCTATAAGAAAAAAAAATGATATAATAATTATTTTATAATATATAATAAAAGCGTATTTATTATGAGTAAAAAAATAGAGGATAAATATAAAAAATATGAATTATTAGAACATATTCAATCATTACCTGATACATATATTGGTTCGACTGAATTAACAAGAATCAAAACATATATATATGATGATGATTCAAAGAAAATGATTGAAAAAGATATAACTTATATTCCTGGTTTACTCAAAATATTTGACGAAGTAGTTGTAAATGCAATAGATCATTCTATGCGTTTAAAAACAGAAACCAAAGAAAATATTAAATTTGTTAAAAATATTAAAATTACCATTGATAAATCAACAGGATACATTACTATATATAATGATGGAAATGGTATTGATATTGAAAAACATAAAGATTATAATAATGTTTGGATTCCAGAATTGATTTTTGGAGAGTTACTAACATCAACAAATTATGACAAAACAGAAGAAAAAACCTGGGGTGGTAAAAATGGTTTTGGTGCAAAATTAACAAATATATTTTCAAAAGAATTTAATATTGAAACTGTAGATCATTATACTAAAAGAATATATACTCAACAATTTTCGAAGAATATGACTGAAAGATCTAAACCATCTGTAAGAGCATCTTCAAAACAACCATATACACAAATTTCATTTCTTCCTGATTATGAAAAATTTGGATTAAAAAGTGGTTTAACTGATGATATATATAATTTATTTAGAAGACGTATAATAGATGCATGTGCTACAACAAGTAAAGAAGTATCAATTTACTTTAATAATGAGAAATTATTAATTAAAGATTTTGAAAAATATGCAGAATTATTTGTAGATAAAAATGAAACACCACTTGTTTATGAAGTTTGCAATGAAAGATGGGAAGTTGTTGTTGGATTATCTAAAACAGGTATTCATGAACAGATTTCATTTGTAAATGGAATTAATACAATTAGGGGAGGTAGACATGTTGATTATATTATACAAAATATTATTAAAAGATTATCTGATATGGTACAAAGTAAAAAAAAGAAAACAATAAAATCACAGCATATCAAAGATAATATTATAATATTTGTTAAAAGTATTATAGTTAATCCATCATTTGATTCACAATCAAAAGAAACATTAACAACACAAACAAGTAAATTTGGTTCAAAATGTGAATTAAGTGATAAATTTATAGATAAATTATATAAATCTGGAATTATAGATAAGGCATTGAGTTTAACTGAATTCCATGATCAAAAAAAATTAGTTAAAACAGATGGTAAAAAAACTTCTAAAATTATTATTCCTAAATTAGATGATGCTAATATGGCTGGTACAAAAAATAGTTCTGAATGTACCTTAATCCTAACAGAAGGAGATTCGGCAAAAACAATGGCAATATCAGGTTTGAGTGTTATTGGCAGAGATAAATATGGTGTGTTTCCATTAAGAGGTAAAATTTTAAATGTAAAAGATGCATCCATACAAAAAATAAGTGATAATGCTGAAATAACTGCTTTAAAAAAGATTTTAGGATTAGAACAAAATAAAAAATATAACGATGTTTCAAATTTAAGATACGGTAGTATTATGATTATGACAGATCAAGATCATGATGGTAGTCATATCAAAGGATTATTATTTAATGTATTTCAAACATTATGGAATTCATTATATAAAATAGATGGTTTTCTAACATCAATGTTAACTCCAATTATTAAAGCTTCAAATAAAACCGAAACAATATCATTTTATAATATGACAGATTATGAAAATTGGTTAGAAAGCGATGGAAAAACTGGTAATTGGAAAATAAAATATTATAAAGGGCTTGGTACTTCAACCGATGAAGAAGCTAAGGATTATTTTAGAAATATGAAAAAAATTACTTATAAATATAATGAAGAATCAGATGAAAAAATAGATTTGGCATTTAATAAAAAACGCGCAGATGATAGAAAAACTTGGTTATTAAATTATGATAAAAATAATATATTAGATTATAATAAACCTATTGTTAATTATGAATCATTTATAAATAAAGAATTCATACACTATAGTAATCGTGATTTAGAAAGATCTATTAATCATATGTGCGATGGTCTTAAAGAAAGTACACGTAAAATTTTGTATGCTTGTATTAAAAGAAAATTATATAATACTGAAATTAAAGTAGCACAACTTGCTGGTAATGTAAGTGAAGTTACTGCTTATCATCATGGTGAATCGTCATTACAATCTGCAATTATTGGTATGGCGCAAATATATGTTGGAACTAATAATATCAACATATTATCACCAAATGGTCAATTTGGTTCTAGAATTCAAGGTGGTAATGATTCATCATCTCCTAGATATATATATACACTATTATCTCCATTAACAAAGTTTATATTTAGAGAAGAAGATTCATGTATTTTAAATTATTTACATGAAGATGGTAATATAATTGAACCAGAATATTATATTCCAGTTATACCAATGATTTTAGTAAATGGTGGAGTTGGTATTGGCACAGGATTTTCGACAAATATTCCACAATATAATCCATTAGATATTATTAACACTTGTATTTCAATTTGTAATAATTTAAATAGTAATAATATAAAAATTAATAAATTAGAAGATTTTAATGATGCTTATAATATTATTAATGATATTGAAATTAGTGAATTTGTACCATATTATTTAGGTTTTAAAGGGACAATTACAAAAAGTGATAAGGATCAATTTGAAAGTAAAGGTATATATAATTGGTTAAATGATACAACACTTGAAATTACAGAATTACCAATCGGAACTTGGACAGAAAATTATAAAGAATATTTAGAAACTATAATACAAAATAATCTGTATAATCTAAAATCATTTGAAAGTCATTATACAGCTAAAAATATTAAATTTATATTATATTTTACACCGGGTTCGAGAACTATTCATAGTAATTCAGATAAATTTGAAAATAATTTTAAATTAGTATCAACCAAAAATTTAAGTGTTAATAATATGCATTTATATTCAGATGCAGGTTCTATAAAAAAATATAAAAATACAGTAACAATTATTAAAGACTGGTCTAAAATTCGTTTACAAAAATATTTTGAAAGAAAGAATTGTTTAGTTAAAAATTTAGAAAAGGATTATAATATACTATCTTCAAAAATTAGATTTATTCTTGATGTTATTTCAGGTAATATTAAACTTATGAATATTAAATTAGAAACTATTGCAAAAAGATTAACAGAATTAAATTATCATAAAATATATAAAGATTCAGATAATGAAATAGATGATGAAACAAATAATATTATTAAGGGATATAATTATTTACTTAAAATGCCAATTTCACAATTAACAATGGATAGAAAAATTATTTTAGAAAAAGAAGTAAATGAATTGAAAAATAAATTAGATACTCTTAAGAAAACTAATATACAAAATATATGGATTTCTGAATTAGAAGAATTACATAAAAAATGGTTAGAACATAAAAATAATATTGAAACAGAATATATTAATGATAGTGATAATGTGCCAAATAAATCAGTTAAAAAGAAAACTAAAAAATAAGGTTATATAGTCATGTATTCCATATATTAATATATCTTCTTTTTTATTTAATGAAAAATACCATTTAAAAGGCAATATTAAACATTTATTTTTTTTTAATTTAATATCTATTACAATATCATCTTTGGTTGGTGTAACATTTTTAAATTCTTTAGGATTTGATATAAAAATGTTAGTATCATTATTTGCATATAATATTGTATATTTGTAAGGTAATCTTTCCCATATATTTTTTGATTCAAATTTCTTAATTTTATTATATTTAAATACATCATTGATAAATTTACTATCTATTTGATCTTCAATTACGATAGGTTGTTTTAATATTAAATTTTCAATATTTAACTTATCTTTTTTAAATTGAAATATAGATATTTCTTCTGGAAATATAAAATAACATAATGAATATAATATAAAAATAGTTGCTATAATAATAATAATTTTTTTCATTTATTATATATCAATAGAATATATATTATATGCTTTTAAAATAACGAATATTTTTTATTTTCATATAGTAATGAGTTATAAAAAGAAATCATCTTATTTTAATTTAATTAAAGAAAGCGCTAATAATGCTATAATAAAAAAAAAATCTAGTAAAGAAAATGAAATTAACGAAAAGTTTAAAAAAGCTAAATTATTAATTTCTAAAATTAAAGATCAAAAAATAAGAGATGTATTTCAAAATGAGTTAGATATTATACAACAATCAGGTGGTACTAAATCAAATTTAGATATTAGTGAATTGGCAAATTCTGCTTTAGATTTAAGAAATACTCCATTCGGTAAAGTAGCCGAAAAGGCTATATCATCTACACCAATGGGCGCTATAGGTATAAAAACAATGGATAACATTATAGAACAGGGTACCAATATTGCAAAAAAAGTAGGTATTGATGATAAAACTATGGAAAAAGTTATAAAACAAGGTAGTGATATTTTAACAGATACTGTTGATAATATTGCAAAAACAACTGCAGATACTATTAATAAAAGTAGAGAATTGAGTAATCAAGTATTTGATACTAATAAAACAAGTGATATAAGTGATAATGAAACTGATGAAAATAATACAACTGAAGTAAAAAAAAATGGTAATAATATTAGTGTTCAGATTAATGTAACTGGTTCTGGGAAGAAAAAAGATGATAAAACAAATGAAATTGAAAATGAAAAAACTACTGAAACAGAAAAACCTAGTGAAACTGAAACAGAAAAACCTAGTGAAACTGAAATAGAAAAATCTACTGAAACTGAAAGAATAGATAAACCATCTGTTATGGTTACAGGTGAAAATTTTGGCAATAATTCAGAATTACCAGAAGAATTAAGTGATAATGACGAAGCGGATAAAAAACAACATACTCCAAGTTATCCAAAAGAATTACAAATTTTTCCATTAAATTCGCATTCTATGAAAAAAAAATCAAAAGAATATAGTATTTATTTGAATAAAATTAAAAGTAAAATTGATGTTGCTTCTAATGCAGAAGCATCGCAAAATGCATTAGTTCAAATTAATCAAGAAAAAATAGATGCTGATATTGCATTAAAGAAAAAAAAAATAGGAAAGGAAGAAGTTCAAAATACTAAAAATTTTCCAATAAAACTTGCTATATTTCAAAGATTAATTGAAAGATGTACCATAGCAGTATGGAGTATTATAAAAAAAATTGGTAAAATTATACATAGAGTAATATTTTTATTTATTGAATTTTGCAAATCACATCCAGTTGCTTTAATATGTTGGGTAATAGCAGTTGTTATATTTATATTTTTGTTAGTATTTTTAATTTTTGGAGCAGAAATTAGTTATAATAGTAAAAAAAAATCAAAAGAACCAAATAATGATAATAAGACTGAATGTTCCAATAATTATAATAGTTGTGGTTCCAAAGTAAAATTTAATTTTAAACAATGTTTTGATAATCCATTAGAATATACATTTAATTTTTTTAAAAAAAGTGTTAATGATTATAAAGGAGCTACTGTTGTTAATAAATTATTTTATGATAGTTTAGATACTGCTTCATCTGTTTTAAAAGGGACAACAGGTATTTCATTTATTGAAAATAATAAATTTGATCGTCCAATTAATAAAGAAAATGAAGCAGATATACAAAGAGTTGATAATATATCTTTTATAGATTATAGTATATTAAATGATAAAATAAAAAAAAAAATATATAAATCAATCGATGATGAAAATCATAAAAACACTGCTATATCATTAATAAAACCAAAAAATATAGAATGGAAATTGCCATATATAGATTATTATAGTACAGATACAGATGCAAATAAATTACCAGAAAGTATCAAAAAATATAAAAATAAAAATGACGATAAAGATTATTCATTAAATGATACATCATCTTTAATATTTCCATGGAATATTGAAGGAGATAAATATGTTTTAGATTGTAATGCTAGATATAAAAATTTAGATAATAAAATTTTAAGTAATTTATATGAAACAGACGGATTATATTGTATTTCAAAATCAAAACCAAATCCTGTTAATTAGTTTTAAATATTAATATATTTATATTAAATTATATTAATAGAGTAATGACAAAATCAAATTATGTTAATAATATAAAATATACAGATCCAAGTATTGAAAAAAATAAATTAAATGAAGATATATGTATAAAAGAAGAAGATAAAACTATTGGTAATAAATGCAGTATTGATTTAGCAATAAATAATAATTTATATAATGAAAAAAACAATTCTTTTGATTTTAGTATAATTAGTAAGGATGATATTAACAAAATTGATTTACATAAAAAGCAAGATATTGGTAAGGAAAAAAATTATAAATACTCATTATGTAATAGTAAAGGCGAACCAAATTGTGCTTTAAAAAATAAAAATATATGGTTAACTAAAAATAATAATAATCAATGTGAAATTTACGATAAAATAGCTTTGGGACCCTGGAAAACATCAATTGAAACTGGTAGTACTGATGGAATTAAAAAATTAAAAAAACCTGATAATCATGAAATAATTATTAAGTTATTATCATCATATAATAAAGATAATCCTGATATATGTGATGAAAGATGGTATGATTGGTTTACTATACCCGATTATCATAATGGTAATAATTATTCATCTCAATTATCATTATCAAAACAAAAAAATATATGCTATAAACCATGCAACTTTGGTAGTATTCCAATAAATGAAAAAGATAATGAAAATAATATAACAAAATGTATAAACCGTGATTTAATAGATAATGGTAGATTAAAAAATACTTTTCCACATACGCCATATTCAATGATAATATTATTAGGATCAACAAAAGAAGATTTAATTGAATTATATCAATCAGAATTTACTTTAGTTGATAATATTATAGAAAAATATAATAAACGTATTGAGAAAGATTATGATTATGAAATTAATAATGATATTTTAACACAAATAAATGAAAAAGATACTTCAGAATTAATATTTAATAGCATTCATAATGATATAAAAAAATCTATAATGAATATTATAACAGAACCAATATCACATTTAAATATAATACCACCAATTGATAATAGAAATGAACTTAATTATAATCCAGAAAGAGTATATAATAATAAATTTATTTTAATAAAGGCATATAATATTTCTAAAAAATTAAGTGATTTTTTAACATATGATAATCTAAGTGATAAATTTTATAATTGGAAAAAAGAATTATCTATTATTAATAATTTAGATATAAATTCATGGGAATTTAATAAATTATTATTATTATTACAAGCATGTTGCAAATCTTGTTTTGGTTTTCAAAATAAGGATGATATAAAATATAAACATTTCAAAAGTTATAATGATTATATTATTAGTAATATAACAAAATATAATAGAAATGATAAAATATATAATAGACTTCAATATCCAAATTATAATAAAGAACAAGTATTAAAATCTATTGATACTAATAATTCATTTAATAATTTTAATCAAAAAGATTTAAATGATATTAATTTAAATAAGATAAAAGATTATCAATTAAATGAAAATGCAAAAGTCGAAGATAGTTCTATGCCAGGATTTAAATCATTAAATAAATGTGATATTAATTTTAAAAATCATAAAGGAGATATTATTAAAGATATTAGCGAATGTAATATTAATAAAACTACAAATTTAATTAATATCAATATATTAGATAATACTTTTTCTTCAAATATTATTGTATATATAAATTTTTTTCTATTATCATTATTAATGATTATTTATTTATTTCTTTCATATAATTTAATAATTCTTACATGGAAACAATTTTCTAATGTTATTAATTATATACTTATGGGTATAATATGGATTATTGCTACATTTATAAGTATATTTACAACATTATTTGGTAATGCAGATAATAAAAAGGGAATAATTATAAATATTCATAAAAATGCATTAAAAGCCGAGTGGTATTATGGATATTTTACGCAAAGTCTTGCAATTGCAAATGCTAAACGAAATTATTTATTTAATGGTGTATTATTATTAGGCACTATTTTCGTATTTTTAACAATTATAAAAACATTTAGTGATATTTTTAATATTTTTAAAAAATGATATAATTAAATTATATATAAATAATTATTATGACTACTTATATTTTACCAAATGATAATTTTGAAGCAGGTATTGATGAATCAAATAGAGGTGGTTTAATTGGTGATGTAGTTAGTGCATGTGTAGTTTTAAAAAAACCAGAAACAACTGAAGAAAATGATATTTATAATCAAATTAAAGATTCCAAAAAACTTAGTAAAAAAAAAAGAAAATTCTTAGCAGATTATATTAAAAAAAATGCAATAACTTATGGTATTGCTTCTATAGGTGTAGATGAAATAGATGATATTAATATTTTAAATGCTACATTAAAAGCAATGAATTTAGCAGCAGATATTGCATATAAAAAAAAATCTTTTAATAAAATTTATATCGATGGACCATATTTTAAACCATATATTCCACCTGGTGTAAATTCAGAAATTATACCATATGAATGTATTAATAAAGGTGATTCAATATATACTTGTATAGCTGCCGCATCTATATTAGCAAAAGAACAACATACTGAAAATATTATTAAATTAGTTGAAAATAATAAGGAATTAGAAAAATATGATTTATTAAATAATCAAGGATATGGAACTTCTAAACATTTAAATGCTATAAAATTATATGGTATTACAAAATGGCATAGAAAATCTTATAAATGTTGTAAATAAGTTCTAGATAAATTATTTTTCTTTTAAATTAATATATATGATAGTAAAATATTCTATTTTGGCCGAATTTATTGCATCTTTAGCAGGACTATTATCTATTATTGCTTATATTCCTCAAACATACAAAGTTTATTTAACTAATCAAACTGATGATTTAGATATAAATACTTTTGGATTATTATTAATAATAAAATTTTTATGGATTATATGGGGTTTTTTAATTGGTAGTATCTCTGTTATTTTATTTGGTGTAATTCAAATGAGTATTGTTTCTTATATTGTACTTAAAATAAATAAAAATTTAGATAATAATACTTATTACCATAAACATTATTATGATAATTATATGAGACTAGATAATAAACACTAAAATTTTTTTTATTAAATTATATAAAAAAAAAATGATTTAATTTATATAAGTATAAAAATATTAAAATAATAATGTCTCTTTCAGTTGCCATTAATAATAATGCTAAAAGAAGTCTTTCTATTGTATTAAATAATTCTTATAATACTATTCATAATGAATTGGTTAAAGATATGCAAAAAAAAAAATTCTTTTGTGATTGTGATTATTATTCTTGTCACTGTATTACATATGGAACTCATTGTAATTTAGATAAGAAATCAATTAATGAATTTGCAAAACATATTTTAGATAATGGATTTCATAACAAATATAAAAAAATAAGTAAAAATAAAAGCAATCAAAATTATAATTATTTACTAAAACAGTGGGTTTATTAATAGACAATTATTATTTATAAATTAAAATAATATATATATATGTCAATTCATACAATTGGAGATAGTCATTCCAATAATGGTTGGACTGGAATAATAAATCATCATTTAGGACCAGTTTTATGTTATAGTTTGGGGAAAGAAAAATTAAATAGATGCGATATTCGCAACTTTAATATTAAAGATGGAGACACTATTATTTTTTGTTTAGGTGAAATAGATTGTAGATGTCATATCCATAAACACATAACAGAAACAACAAGATATCAAGATATTATAAATAATATTGTTGATAATTATTTTGAAGCAATTGAATTAAATGTATCCATTTCACAAATTAAACTAAAAAATGTATGTGTTTATAATGTTGTCCCACCTATTCAAAAATATAATACTTTGGAAAATCCTGCATATCCATATTTGGGAACAGATGAAGAACGAAAATTATATGTTTTATATTTTAACGAAAAATTAAGAAAAAAATGTATTGAAAAAGAATATATATTCTTTGATATTTATAATAATTATATAAATCAAAATGGATATTTAAGAAAAGATTTAAGTGATGACAACGTTCATATTCGTAATGGTATTTATATAAGTAATTTTATAAAAGAAAATAATTTATAAAAATAATCAGCGTTTTAAATGTAATCATAAATATACTTTTTATTTAATTTATTTTTATCTGAACTATTAATATTAATTAATTCTAATATTTCATTTATCCATAATTTAATACGATCCTCATATAATTCATTGCATGATTCAATATATAATTTGATTCCTTCATATTCTATTTTATATTCATCAATCATAATATTTGCATATTCAATATGCCATGATTTAAGTAATTCATAAAAAATTGTTTTTAATTTTTTTTCATCACATTTATTTAACTGTGTATTAATATATTTTTTTTGAATTTCTTCTAATAACATATCAGATTGAGAATAATAAATGTAAGAATAACATTTGAAAATAAGATCTTCAGGAAGATTATCAAAAATCATGATATAATCTCTAGATTATTATATACAATCATTTTTTTATAAATTCAAGAAAAAAAAGTACATTTCTTAATTATTTTTAAATTTTTATAAAGCTTTTTAATATTTTTAAATTTTTAATGAAATGTACTTTTTTTTATATTATTCTAAATTTAAATAAATTTTAATATTAGAATGTATTTTTATGATTATCCTGAATTTACACCTAATATTACACCAAAAGGTATGTTTAAATTAGGAATAATGGGTGGTACATATTTTCGAATAATTAAGTCGCCGAAAACAAAAAAAATATATAAAAACCATCATAGAAAATTTAAATTTTTAAATAAAATACCATTAAATATGCTAACACAAAAAAATTATGATAAAAATATTAATTATTATAAAGTTGAGGTTGGAACTAGTTATGAATTTTGGATGTCTAAAAATTGGATAAAAGAAAAATACGATCCATATGGTTGGATTGAATGGTATTGTAATTTTTATAATGGTAGAAGAACAGATGATGATATAAGACAAATAAATCGTTGGAAAAAATCTGCTGGACCTAAAGGTAGATTTAGAAATCAATTACAAAGAAAAATAAATGAAGTAGGTAATAATAATGCAAATATATATCCTAGATTAAGACAAACTTTGTTGCATTGGGGATGGGATTCTAGAAAAATGAAAGTAAAAAAATAAATTTTTTTATCAAACTATATAATATTTAATTGCCTCTAAAACCGCCACCCGGTTGAATAATTCTACCACCACCTTTTTTAGTAGGTTTTAAAGATTTAAAATATTTATTTTTATTTTCAAAATTATTATCTAGTTTATTATAATTATAATTATTATAATTATTATTATTTTTAATTTTAATTTTTTCATAATTATTTTCAATTTCTTTTTTATTAATTTTTAATGTATTGAATTTTGTATTTGCAAATTCGCGAATTCTCATTTTATCAGTGGTTGATAGCATAATTGATAATATCATTATTAATAAATTATTATCATTTTTTTATTTTTTAGATTTATATTTTTTAAATTTATATTTTTAGTTTCTTTAAATAAGTGTATGAAAAAAGTATAATACTAAAATATATAGCAATTTTCAAATAAAAATTTTTTACTCTATACATTAATATATTTATCACACCCCATGTACCAATCCATAATAATATAATTAAAAATATTCTTTTTTCTTCACTATATTGCATAATATTCTAAATTCTATTTAATATAAATAAAAAAATGATTAATATTATATAATATATTTAATATAATGAAAAAAATAATTCAATATATAATTAATTATCATGCTAAAATCACATCATTGCCAAAATTAGGTAGATGGAATTTAAAAAAATGCGATACAAAACTTACAAATATAAATTCTGTTTATCAAAATAGAGATCATTGTGGTGATATTATTTGTAAAAAACCAATTAAAGCAGATCAATATAAAAATTAATTATGTTTTTCTTAATTTTTTATTGAAGATATTTTTTGTTTTGTGTTTTTTTTATTAGTTTTATTTTTTGTTGATTTCGTTTTCTCTTTATTTTATTTTGTTTTTTTGTTGATTTGTTTTGTTTTTTGTTGATTTTGTTTTTAATTTCATATATATTTTATATATAATAATTATTATTTAATTTATATAAAGAATTTGTATATTAATATAATTAAATATGCGCATATTTTTATTTATTTCTACATTGTTTTATAGTACATATTGTTTTACACATTCAAATACATTACCTATTTATAATAAAATTAAAAAAAATAGTCTATGTCAATTGAATATGCAAGATAAAATTAATAGCAGAGATTTTAATAAAGTTGATCTTGATAAATCAGGATATCTTGATGCAAATGAATTAAATAATTATTATGGTAAAAATGAAATTTTAAAAAATGGTGATTTAAATAAAGATAATGAAATTGATTATGCGGAATTTGAAAGATTATCAAATATTGATAAATTTGGTGAAGAAAATGGTGGTAATTTATATGTAAGAAATGCAATTAAATTTGGTTTACTAAATAAAGATTCAATTTTATCAGATGGGAAAGCATCTATTTTGGTAGGCAATAAAGGTTTTGATCCATTAAATTGTGCTACAGATATTAAAACATTAAAAAAATATAGAGAAGCAGAAATTAAACATGGGCGTTTAGCAATGTTGGCAAGTGTAGGTTGGCCTTTATCAGAACTTTTTCATTCGAATTTATCCAAACTTACACAATCTGCAAATTTATTATCTAATAATAACAAAGTTCCTTCTATTCTTAATGGTGGTCTGGAAAAAATTAATCCAGTATTTTTTATGAGTATTATTGTATTTACAACAACAATTGAATTGGTTGCTTTAAATAATAATTATAAAAGTGATAGAATGCCTGGGGATTTGGGATTTGATCCTTTAAAACTTTATATTGATAAAGATCCTATTACAAAAAGAGATTTAGAATTAAAAGAATTAAATAATGGTAGATTAGCAATGTTAGCAATTACATATTATGCTTTATCAGAATTTATTAATAATAATGCAATTATTAATAAAACACCATATTTATTTAAATCTTTCTTATAAATTTTAAAAAATGATATTATATATTATAATATATAATATATTCAGATTATGGATAATAATATTATTGATAGTTTTAAAAGTATGTCAATTAATAATAAACAGTGTATAATTTGTAATAATATATTTACAGCACCATATTTTTATGATAATAATGATATATTATGTATAATATGTTCTAATAATTATAATGAACTAATGTTAGAAGATAATTATGATAATATTGAAATTATATAAAAAAATAATGATATTATAAATTATGAATATGCTAAGAAAATATAATTTTTTATTATTTTGTTTAATAATTAATTATGTAACATCATTTAATTATATTAGTATGAATTTAAATAAACTAGATATTTTAAAACCAAGATATGTAACAAAACAATGGAAAATTGATATAGATACTAATCCGAAAGATACATACTATGATTGGTTAAATATTGTTTGGTATGACGATTTTCATTTTAATTCAATGATTAATTCAAAAATAATTACAATTGGTGATATTTATGGAACTAATTCAATGCGTTCACTAAATTTTTTTAATACTGTAAATCAAGTAATTACAAATACATCATATCCAAGTAAAATTTTATATAAGGAATATGTTGCACCTAGTTTTAATAGTAATAAAGGAGAAATTAAATTTATTAATAATAATAACAAAACTGAATTAATTTGGAATTTAAATTATACTTGTTTGCTACATACTGAAAATTTTATATATAAGATGTATGATAGTGCGATATCAACATCTTTAAAAAAAGTAAAAATTTATTCCGAAAGAAAAAAATATCAAAATGAATTAAAATAAACCTTTTTTTATTAATTTTATAATTTTATTAGTGTCTTTATAAGTAATTTTAGTTAAATCTAAATTATCTATCATTTTATATATTTTACATGATTTTTTCTTTTTTTCTATACATAGTTTCTCTGTAAAATTTTTAACCATGATTAAATCTTTTTTTTGCAATTCTAAACATTTTTCATAACTACATTTTAATAAATTAATATTTTCTTTACTGTCTATCATTTTATTTAATAATTTATTAGTTTCATTTATATAATATTTTTTTTCTTGTGTTTTTATATACATTTTTAAATTTTTTTTTACTTTTTTTTGATATATTTTAAATTCTTTAGTATAATTTTTAGTTGTTTTTGTATCATTTTTAACATTTTTTTTTATATTATCCAAAAATAAAATAACTACTTTTTTATTTATATAATCATCTGTTAATTTTTGTAAATTTGATTGAAAATCTTTATATGATATAGTTGTTTTTTCTTTTTCAATTAAAACAGAAATTTCTTGTAAAATTTTTTTTTTATAATTTTCTAATTCATCCATTTTTTTTTTGCAATTTTTTTTGTTACATTCTACTAATTTTGATGCTATATTTAACATTTCTGACATTTCTTTATTATATTTTTGAATTAATTTTAAGTTGTTATTCATTATTTATCTAATATAAGTATTTATTTTAAAAATCATTTTTAAAATAAAAAATTATTATAATAAAATATTATTATTAATTTCTATTAAATTATTTAAATAATTATTCATAAAATTATTAAAATATTTTGGATAATTTTTATTATAATAATTAAAAGTTTCTTTAAATTCATTTAATTTATCAATTTGTGTTTTTATTAAATTATAAATACATGTTTCTGATATATCAGTTGAATATTTTTTTATATTTGAAGTTATATTAAATAATATAATAGACAATAATAATTTACATAATATTTCTGTTTTGAAATAATATTGATAAAAATAAGCATTATATTTATTATTTAAATATTTAATAATAAAATCACATATACTATAAAATTCATCTATATTTAAATTTAAATTATATGACTTGATTTTTACAATAAAATTTATAATATTTTTATATTTTTTATTAACACAATGATATTGACTTTCTATAATATCATATATTAAAAATAAATTATTATTTTTAGCAATTTCTGATATATAATTTCTGTAATTATTAATATGATTTATAATATTATCAGTAATTTTATTATTATTTTTTTGATATTTATTATTTTTTAAAATAGAATAATTTATATATTTTATAAAAAATGAATTACAATAAGAATCAGAATAATATAAATTATATAACGAATTATTTTTAATTAAACTATTTATGTTGTAGAAATAATTAAATTTTTTAGAAATTATAGATAATGTATTATAATATTCTAAATTAATAAATTTTTTTATATATTCAAAAATATCATTATTAATATCTAATATATTCATTTATTATAAATTATTATAATAATATATTATCATTTTTTAAATAATACTTTGTTTAATAATTATACCAATTATTAAACTTATTATACCAAAAAGTATATGTTGAATATGTGTTCCAGGACATTTTTTTATATTAAATATTTTGGCAAAATAACAATGTTGTGTGTGTGTTGCTAAACTCCAAAACAAACCGTTTAAAACAAAAAATATATATAATATATTATAAATTAGATTCATTCTAAAATTATACAATATTATTATTATATAATTCATTAATTTCACTAGAATTAACTAATTGGTTAATATAATTAGTATCATTATTTAATAATTGTAAATGAGCTTCATTTAATGTAATATTGAGATTATCTTTTTTAATTTTAACTAAATTTTTAATATCATCTTTTACTTTTTTATTTAAATTATGATAATTAAATTCTCTATTAATTATATCATTATGTAATTGTATGTATAGTTCTTCTCTATTAAAACTATGTTCTCTATTTAATCTTTCTGTTTCTAAAATAATTCTTTCATTATTTGATCTATTTATCTTATGCATACATATCATTAATATAATTAGTAAAATTAAAACACACATAATTATATATATAATTGAAATAGTGTCAATATTCGAAAACATTTAAATATAATATTAAATATAAATTATCATTTTTTTATTTTTTTTGTTTAATTTTTAATTAGGATGATATAATAATTTTATATAATAAATTTTAAAAAATGATATATTAATTAATATATTTTTAATTAATTATGTGCAATATTTATCAAGAAACTGATATCGAAGATATACGTAAAGAACATAAAAAAATTAATTATTCAGAAGAAATATGGAATAATTTAATAATTGAGTTTAAAGATAATCATGAATTTTTTGAAACAAAAAGAGATATTATTAATTTTCAAAAAAAATTACAAAGAAAATATAAAGTAACAGTGTCTAATTGTGATTTAATTAAAATATATAATTTTTTAGAATTAAATAATATCAAACTCAAAAATTTAATTACAAAAAAAAAACAAAAATCTGATTCTGGTGTATTAGTTATTACAGTTTTAACATCCGCACATCCAGAATATATTGATGACGATGGTAATACAAAAATTGCTAAATTTTCATGTAAACATGATTGTGCTTATTGTCCTAATGAAAAAGCACATGAAGGAAATAATTGGGTAGATCAACCAAGAAGTTATTTATTCGAAGAACCTGCAGTATTAAGAGCAAATGCAAATGATTTTGATGCTATAAAACAAATGAATGCGAGATTATCTACATTAAGAGAAATGGGTCATGCATTGGATAAATTAGAAATAATTGTATTAGGTGGAACATGGTCTGAATATCCATCACAATATCAAGAGAGATTTATTACAGAATTATATTATGCTGCAAATATATTTAATAATATTTATAAGCGAGATATGTTAACTTTAGAAGAAGAAATAGAACTTAATCAAAACGAAAGTATAATTCATATAATTGGTTTAACATTAGAAACACGACCCGACACAATAACATTAGATGAAATTAAAAAATTTAGAAGATATAATTGTACCAGAATACAATTAGGAGTACAACATACACATAATGATGTATTAAAAAAAATAAATAGAGGACATAATATTGAATGTGTATATAATGCAATTAAATTATTGAAAGAAAATTGTTATAAAGTTGATATACATTTAATGCCTAATTTACCTGGTTCATCATATGAAAAAGATGTAGAAATGTTAAATAGTTCATTATATGATCCACGATTACAAGCAGATCAATATAAAATATATCCAACAGCAATTGTTCCTTGGACTAAAATTAAAAAATGGTATGAAGAAGGAACATATGTACCATATGATGATATTAAATTGTATGAATTAATTAAAAATTTTAAACAAAAAGTTCAAAAATGGAAACGATTAAATAGAATTATTCGTGATATACCAGGTTCATATATAAGTGGTGGATATGATAAAAAATATGTAAATATGAGACAATTATTACAAAATGATATGAAAAAAAATAATTGGAGATGTATGTGTATTAGATGTAGAGAAGTGGGTGGTAATATTATAAATATAGATGATATAAAATTAAATTTTATTGAATATGATGCTTCAGATGGAAAAGAATATTTTATTTCATATGAAACAGAAAAATATTTAATTGGTTTTATTAGATTGCGAATTAATTCAGCAAATCCAAATGTATTACCTGTTTTAAAAGATGCAGCATTAATTAGAGAATTACATGTATATTCAAATTTAAATAATGTAGGAAATAATATAAATGAATCAATGCAACATAAGGGATTTGGAAGAAAATTAGTAGAACAAGCAGAATTAATTGCAAAAAAAAATAATTATTATAAAATGGCAATAATTAGTGGTACAGGTGTTAGAAATTATTATAAAAAACTAGGATATAATTTAGAAGATACATATATGATAAAATATCTAAATAATGATAAATGTATTATTCAATAAATTCAGTATTTATAAAATTTTCATAAAAATTTTCTTTTTTAAGAAAATCTAATTTTTTAAATTTGCAATTTAAATTTTTATTTTCATTTATTTTAATACAACAAATATTAATTTTTTTTAATAATTCTTTCATATCATTATTTAACTCTTTCATAATTAATTATAACTTTAATTAATTAATATATCATTTTTTTTTTAAAATAATTTATAATTAGTATATAAAGGAAAATTATTATAAAGACGATATGAATTATTTAATCTTTTTGTATTAAAAATTATTCTTTTATTATTATTTATTAACTTAGTGCAATATGTAAGTTTTAATTCAATATTATTTAACTGCAATTCTATATTATTTATACATAAGTTAATAATAATATTAAATAAATCACTATTTTCAAATACTTTATCGTACATTAATTATTAATAATATTAAAAAATGAAAAATAATATATAAATAATTAGTATTATTATTAATGGATATAAATAATATAGTAGATGATAATTATTTAAATTTGGTTAGAAACACATATTATAATAATGACTATAATATATTAAAACAATATTTTAAAAATTTAAAAATAAATGAAATAAAAATAAAAGAAATCGAAGATAATTTTAAAACATTAGGAAATATATCAAATAAAGATATTATATATCATAATTATTGTCTAAAAAAGATAAAATTAATATATTCAAAATGGAGTTTATTTACAAATTATTTAATTTTAAATAAAAATATTTAATTGAATGTATGTAATATTATTATTTGGTTTAATACCATACATTTTTAATTTTGATTCATCAAAAATAATAAGTGATTTTAAATCTAAAATATTATTATTATAATAATGTTTAAATTTATAATAATTTTTGTTAGCTTCAAATAATAATCTAAAATAAGTAGGATTAATTAATAAATCGCTAATAAAATCACTATTATTATCATATATATATCCTGGATAAATTATAAAAACCTTACCTTTAAAAGCTATATCAAATAAATAATTATTTAAAGAATAATTAATGTAATCATATTTAATAAGATAAGAACAATCTATATTTTTATTAATTATTAAAGGATTTAATATTATTTTTATATTATTAATTTTATTTAGTAAATTATTAATTTCATTTTCTATTTTATCAATTCTTAAACTTAATATATAATCAAATATATCATTTGGTAATGATATCATTTAATATATATTATATGTTAATTTTTAAATAAATTATATATGATGTTGATAATAAAAAAAAATATAATTAATAAAATAAAAAAATAATTATATAAACAAATAAATTATATAATAATAAGATAATATATAAAATAAATATGCATGTTGTTAAAAGAAACTTACAAAAAGAAGATGTTAGTTTTGATAAAGTATTAAACAGATTAAAAAATTTATCTGATGATTTACATATTAATGTTTATGAATTAGCACAGAAAGTATGTACTCGTATATATGATGGGGTAAATACATGTGAATTAGATGAATTAGCTGCTTATTTATCAAGTAGTATGTCAATTGATAACCCTGATTATAGTACATTAGCATCTAGAATAATAATATCAAATCATCATAAAAATACATCTCCATCTTTTTCGGAAACAATTCAAATATTATATAATAATAAAGATATTCATGGGAATGATTCACCATTAGTATCAAAAGAATTATATGAAATTGTGAATAAAAATAAGGAGAAATTAAATAATTATATTGATTATCAAAGAGATTTTTTATTTGATTATTTTGGATTTAAAACTTTAGAGAGAGCATATTTAATTAAAATTAATAAAAAAATAATTGAAAGACCGCAACATTTATGGATGCGTGTATCAATTGGTATACATGGAGAAGATATTAAAGAAGTATTAGAAACATATGATTTAATGAGTAAAAAATATTTTACACATGCGACACCGACATTATTTAATTCGGGAACAAAAAGACCACAAATGAGTAGTTGTTTTTTATGTAGTGTTAATGATGATAGTATTAGTGGTATTTATGATTCATTAAAAGAAATGGCATTAATTTCTAAATATGCTGGTGGCATTGGAATTCATATACACCAGGTTCGGTGTAAAGGTAGTCATATTAGAGGAACAAATGGGACATCTAATGGTATAATACCAATGTTACGTGTATTTAATAACACGGCAAGATATGTAGATCAGGCTGGAAAACGCCTAGGAAGTATAGCAGTATATTTAGAAACATGGCATAATGATATAGAAGCATTTTTAGAATTAAAGAAAAATCATGGAAGCGAAGAAGAAAGATGTCGTGATTTATTTTTAGCATTATGGGTATCGGATTTATTTATGAAACGAGTTAAAGAAAATAAAAAATGGTCTTTAATGTGTCCTGATAAATGTCGTGGATTAAGTGATGTATATGGTGAAGAATTTGAAAAACTATATGAAAAATATGAAGAAGAAGGAAAATATACAAAACAAATAAATGCACAAGATTTATGGTTTAAAATTTTAGAAGCACAAATAGAACAAGGAGTTCCATATATACTTTATAAAGATGCTGCTAATACGAAAAGTAATCAAAAAAATATTGGAACTATTAAATCAAGTAATTTATGCGCTGAAGTATTAATTCATTCATCACCAGAAGAAACCGGTGTATGTAATTTAGCGTCTATTTGTTTACCAACATATGTTAATGTTGATGATAAAAAATTTGATTTTGAAAAATTACATAGTGTTGTAAAAGTAATTGCAAAAAATTTGAATAAAGTTATTGATATTAATTTTTATCCCGTTGAAAAAGCCAGAGTATCTAATTTAAGACATAGACCTATTGGTATAGGCGTTCAAGGATTAGCAGATGTATTTATGATGTTAGAATATCCATTTGAAAGTAAAGATGCAGCAGAATTAAATAAGCAAATATTTGAAACAATATATCATGGGGCGGTTGAATCATCAATGGAATTATCAAAAAAAAGAGGAGAAATAATTAATGATATCTTAAATAATAATAGTGATATTGATATTAATAAATATGTAAATGAATTTGAAAATAATATTATAAAAACAAAATATAAAGGTGCATATTCATCATTTGAAGGTAGTCCAATATCACAAGGTTTATTTCAATTTGATTTATGGAATGAAAAACCAAGCGATAGATATGATTGGGATAAATTAAGAAATGATATTAAAGAATATGGTATTCGTAATAGTTTACTATTATCACCTATGCCTACAGCATCAACATCACAAATTATGGGATTTAATGAAAGTTTTGAACCATTTACAAATAATATATTTCAAAGAAAAACATTAAGTGGAGAATTTATTGTAATTAATAAATATTTAATTAAACAATTAATTCAAATGGGATTATGGAATAAAGAAATGAAAGATACTATTATATTACATGAAGGTAGTATTCAAAATATTCCGGAAATTGATGATAAATTTAAAAACTTATATAAAACATCATGGGAGATTAAACAAAGAGTAATTATTGATATGTCAGCAGATAGAGGTAAATATATTTGTCAAACACAAAGTTTAAATATATTTATGGAAGATCCAGACTTTCAAAAATTATCATCAATGCATTTTTATGGACATTCAAAGGGCTTAAAAACCGGGTCATATTATCTTAGAACACGACCTAAAGCAAAAACGCAACAATTTACAATTGATCCAGAATTTGCAAAAAGAAAAATGAGATGTGCTAACGAAAATGGTGATAGTTGTGAATTATGTTCAGCATAAAAATATTTAATTATTTTTAAATTATATAAAAATATAAATATATAATATAACACACAATGAATGATAAAAAAGAGATATTATTAGAACCTTCTAATCGATTAACTATTTTTCCCATAAAGCATAATGATATGTGGGATATGTATAAAAAAGCGGTGAGTGCATTTTGGACTCCCGAAGAATTAGATTTAAGTAAAGATGTTGATGATTTTAATACACTAAATGATAATGAAAAATTTTTCATTAAAAATATTTTAGCCTTTTTTAGTTCAAGTGATACAATCGTTAATATAAATTTAGGTGAAAGATTTATTAATGATGTAGAAGTTTTAGAAGCAAAATTTTTTTATGCATTTCAAATGGCAATTGAGAATATTCATTCAGAAACATATTCTTTACTTATCGATACATATTTTAAAGATCCTAAAGAAAAATCAGAAGCATTAGATGCTATTAATCATATGCCTTGTATCAAAGATAAAGCCGATTGGTGTTTTAAATGGATTGATGATAAAGATGCTTCATTTTCACAAAGATTAATAGCATTTGCTTTAGTTGAAGGAGTATTTTTTAGTGGTGCTTTTTGTAGTATTTTTTGGTTAAAAGAGCGTGGATTAATGCAAGGATTATCATTTTCTAATGAATTAATTAGCAGAGATGAAGCAATGCATGTTGAATTTGCAGTTTTACTTTATTCCAAAATAGAAAATAGATTAGAAGAAGAAAAAGTACATGAAATAGTTAAAGAAGCAGTTAACGTTGAAAAAAAATTCATTAATGAAAGTATACCATGTTCTATGCTAGGTATGAATGCTGAATTAATGAGTTTATATATAGAATTTGTTGCTGATAGACTTTTAACACAATTAAATTATAATAAAATATGGAACTCTGCTAATCCATTTCCATTTATGGAAAGAATTTCTATTGAATCAAAAACTAATTTTTTTGAAAGTCGTGTTTCACAATATAGTAAAGCTAATGTGGGTGGTAAACAAGATCATACTGAATTGCGTAAATTTAGTTTGGAAGCGGATTTTTAATATCCTTATTATTTTTAATTGATAGTATATATGATAATATTGATCCCGTAGGAATTATTTGTTTGTGCATTTTAATACTAAATTAATTTATTTTTTAAATAATTTAAAATAAAATGTTTAAAAGAAGCTATCAATTTACATAACATTGAAGTTGAAATTCAAATCGCTTTATTACGTAAATAATATATAAAAATTTATTATAATATAATAATATAATGTTATCAAATAAATTATTATTATTTTTATTATATATTTACTCAATTAATGGTTACATTAATACTATTAATATAAATAATAATATTAATTTAAAAAGTAATGTAAATAAAAATAACAATATTAATTTTTTAATATGGAAAGGTTTTTCTATTCCTAGTAAAAATTATATTGAATTTAGTAAATCTATTATTAATGAGGGTTTAAAAAAAGACTTTAATATTAATATTACTATATGCAATAATTATAATTTCCCTGTTACTGATTTAAATAATACTATTCTTTTCGGCCATTCATCTGGTGGTTATCATTGTTTAAATAATAATAATAAATTAAAAGCTAAAATTACATATGGTTCTTCGCCAAAATACATATATGATAATACGATTTTTAAAATTAATAATAATAATGATATTGATACATTAAATATAATTGGTGAATACGATGGTTTTATATCCTATAATAAATTATTAGATCAAATATATTATAATATTAATAACAATATTAAAAATAATAAGTTAATTTGTTCTAAATCAAATCATTTATGTATTGTTGAAAATAAAAAAACCTTTATATCTAGTTTACTATGTATGTACGATCATAAATTGAATTCAGATTATACTATTATGACTAAAGATGTTATAAATGTTATTATTACTTACATTTTATATTTAAATAATAATAAAATTAAAATACATAATTGTAAATACACTGATAATATATTAAGTAAAAATATTATATACAAAGTTGATAATTATAAACATTTTCTTAGAACTAAACCTGATTTATCTAAAACATATATGTTTATTGATAATTTTAACAATTATACATATATTAAAACAGCAGGAATATTTGGTGATATGTTACTAGATACTTTAGAATATAAATCAAATAAAGAAATTAAAGAAGTTACTACTACTTTAGAATGGTTATTTAATAAAAATAAAGATAAAGATATTTTTGTTTTTAATTATAAAAAAAAAAATTATAAATATTTTAAATTGCCTTATATTATTAAATAAGTAATGCTAAATTACGATTGAAATTTCTTGTTCTTTCAATATGTATTTCTCATGTTTCTAGTTTGCATTTTATTACTATTTAATAAATCACTTGATATATAATTTTTATTAACTCCTCTAGTTTTTAACCAATTAATTATTGATCCTTTTTCTTTTTTATTATATTAATAATAATATATTTTCTGAATATTATCACACCATTTTACTTTTTTTCTAAAATTCTTAGTATTTATATATTTATCATTTATATAAGTATTATTTAATTTTAAATATGAATAATCGAATTTTTTTTTTGCAAAATTTTCTAATAAAATATCAATATATTTATTGTAATCAAAATTATTAATATTATCCATACTTAAATTTAATTTTCAATAATAATTTAATAAAAATTATCATTTTTTATATTTAAAAATATTGTATATTTTATTATATAATATGCGTAAATTATTTATATTATTAATTTTTGTTAATTTAACACATGGTTTTATTGAAACTATGATTTCTATGAAACTAGAAAATAATAAAAATATTAATAATAAACCTCTACATGTTAATAAATTTAAATATTATTTTAAAATGACACGTCCTGAAGGTATACCATATGAATTTGGATTACCATTAACAGGAAGTTATTTAGTAAATAAAAATATATCTATATTTATTAATCCCAAAGTTTTATTAATTGGAATATTAAGTGTTTTAATTGCTAGTATAAGTATGTTGATCAATGATTATTTTGATTATAAAAAAGGTACAGACGATAATAAAAAAGAAAGAATATTAGTAAGTAGAAAATTAAAAACAGAGGAGGTATTATATGCAACAACAATCTTAAGTATATTTACTTTTTATATAATAAGTTATATTGATAATAATTTAGTTAGATGTATATTATCTAATTCTTTATTATTAGCATATATATATACGCCTATTTTAAAACCATTACCTTTAATTAAAAATATTGCTGTCGCCATAACAATATCACAATCTGTATTAGTTGGTGGGTTAATATTAAGCGATTCAATAATATATGTTATACCCACTGTTATATATTTATTTAATGTAATAATGTGGCAAGAATTAATATTAGATATATTAGATGTAAATCATGATAAAAATAGTAATATTAATACTATTCCTGTAATATATGGTAAAAAAAATGCTAATATAATCGCACTTATATTTTTATTATCTGGAACAATAATACCATATGGTTTTTTCATACCATTTATATTATTACAATTACCTTTAATTGGTATGACAACACATGCAATAATATCTAATAGAATGTTAAATAAAAATGCATTAAAAATATCAAAAGTAATAATGTTGTTGACAGGAATTTTTATGTGTAACATATAATAGATAATCAATATGACCAAATATAAATATATATGTTTACGTTTTATTATTGACAAAAATGTAAAAATTTATAAAAAAGAAAGTTCAAATAAATTATATTGTAAAAATAAGATTAATACTAAAAATGGTAAGAAAATATGCATGATATCGCTTAATAATTATAAAAAAAAAAGAAAAAAATTAATGTTATTAAAACATAATAAAAAACAGGTTGCTAAACAATCTTCAAAAAAAAAAACTAGAACTGCTTCACAGCGACCTAAAAATAATAAAAAAAAGGGAGGGGGGCTAACATTTAAAGAAAATATAACACATCGTGAAATTTCAGCATTAATGATAGATGATCAAACTAATAAAGAATTAGGACATTTTTCTTTAAAAATTTCTAGACCATATGATTTATCTGTAAGTATAGATGATGATTATCAAGGTCTTGGATTATCTAAAAAACTTTTAGAATTATTTTATAATGTTATAACTAGAAGACATTATCGTACTGATCGCAATGGTAATAATGTGTATGTTTTTGAGAATGGAATCACATTGAATGATACTGATATTTTAGTAATAGATACAGATGCTAGTTCGAATGCGAGAGGTGTTTCTTTTTGGGATTATATAGGTATGAAACCGAATAGACATTATGATAGAGGAAATTCAAATAGACATTATGAATCAAGTGGTTATGAAAAAACTATAACTTTAAAAGATATATTAATTAGAATATATAATTTAACAAATTAAATAAAAGTATAATCTAATAATATAAAAACAAAAAAATAACACCAAAAACAAAAGAACTTTTTGATAAAATGCATGCACATTTAAAGATGAAGTTAAAAAAAAAGCAAAAGCAATAAAAACTAAAGTGAAAAATAAACTAATTTATAATACAAAAATTATTTTTTTATGGATTATATATAAAATCATTTCTTGGTATTTCTACAACTTGATATGGACTTGTATTTAACATTGGTGAATTAAAACTAATGATATTTGGTATAGCATACATATCTCTTAATTTATTACCAAGTATTATATCATCGGTAATAGATATTTTAACATCATTATTATTGTTTGTAGGAGTCATATAAAATTCAGAAGAATGTCTATCTTTTTGTCTAGCAAATAATTTCCAATTATTATTACCAGTATCTTTTTCTTCTGAATTATTTGTTACATAACCGACGAGACGAAATGTATCATTTACATTATTAGTTTTAATATACATACTTCTATTAATAATATTGTTAGTTAATTCAGTATGATTATTAGTATCAGAACGATTAATAGGTGGAAATAATTCATCATTTAATACTCTATAATCTCTAACAATAGTATCAGAACGAGTAGTTTTATAATTATTATTATTATTATTATTATTTTTAATTTGATTTAATTGTTTGAGAGACATACAAATTTTATCAGAATTATGATTTTTATGAATATTTAATTCATTATTAATTTTATTAAATTTATGTTCTAAATTAGTGTATTTTAATTTAATTTCATTAATTTCATCTATTTTTAAATTATTTTTATTATTAATTTTATTTAACTCTGATTTAATATTATTATTATATTTTTTTTTTTTTAGATAAAATTTATTAATATAAATTTTATTATTTTTTTCAATATTTATTTTTTTTTTTAAATTTAAATTTTAATAATAAAGATATACTGAAAATAAAATAAATAAAATAATTAAAATTATTAAAAAATATATAAATAAATTATAATTTTTTTTTGACATATTCTTCTAAATATCTATATAATAAAAAATTTTAATGATGAAAATTTATTTATAAAATAAAATAAACCAATTTTGTAATTCCCAAGTAATAATATAATTATAACCTAATGATTCTGCTAAATTATTAATAGAATTATAATCATGTATATAATAAAATCTATTTATAATATTATTAGGTGATAATTTCCATTTGACATAATTTGGACCACAATTAAAATCACGATAATCTATTTTATTTTTAATATAATTTTCATTATTAAAATTTTTTTCTTTAGACCAAAAAGAAATTAGAAGAGTACCATTATCAGATAATGAATTTAGTAAATTTAAAATAGCTAATTTTTGTTCTTCAATTGTTTCTAAATGATGTAAAGTAGCAATAGCAATAATTTTATTATATTTTTTATTAGATTTAAAATTTAACACATCATTATAATAAACATTTAAATTTTTAGCGATACAAATATTTAATAATTTATTTGAAATATCAAAACCTTCTGAATTATACCCAATATTATTAGCATAAATCATATTTTTACCATTACCACATCCACAATCTAATAATGTATCATTAGTATTATAATTATTTAGAAATTCTTTAACAGTATTCCAAATTCTAACTCTTGAATTATCAAAAGAATTTGCAATTAAATCATATTGATTTGCAATAATATTATTATGAGTATTCATATAAGGTTATAATTAATATATAATTAATATTTAAATAAAAATAGGATAGATAAAAAAAATAATATTATGGAGTCAATTATTTATAAAAGAATAAAATATTATATTACTTTACTAAATAAAAAATCAATAATAAAATAGGATGGGAAAAAATAAATTACCATATATATTTATATTTGATATAGATAATTGTATAATTGGTAATGTTGAATATCCAATATACGAGTATGAATTAATGCAATTAATTAAAAATAATTGTAATAAAAAAGATGTTTTAAAAAAATGTAAAAAATATATAGATTTTGTAAAAGAATTAAAACAAGGTTTATTAAGACCATATTTTAGTGAATTTATTAAATTTATTAAAAAAATATATAAAACATGTGAAATATATGTTTATACAAATTCATCATATACTTGGACTTATAATGGATTAGTATATAATATAGAAAAAGCTGCAAAAATGAAATTTAATAAACCATATTTTACAAGAGATTATTCGCATTATGATATGTCTAAATCGTTGACGAATGTATTAAATGTAATATTTAAAAAATTAAAAAAAAAATATCCATTATTAAATTATAAAAAATTTAGATATGAGGTATTTAATAATAGATTAATATTTATAGATAATATAAAAGATAATTTAGCAGATTTTCCAAATAAACAATTAACTTGTCCCGAATATAAATTTAATAAAAAATATAATGTTCTTAATAAAATATTAAGGAAATACAAAATTAAAAAAAGTGAGTTAAATAAAAAAGAAATAAATAATTATATTAATGCGAAATTATTAATAAATAAAAATAAAAAAAATAATACATATAGAGATATATTTTTCAAAAAATTAATTAAACAATTTAAAAAACTTAATAAGAATATTAATAATGAAAATATTAAAAAATTAAATTTTGAATTAAATTAAAAATCATGATAATATTCATTATAATAATTAATATTTTTTTTTTCAACTGGGGGCGAAGATGTTGGAGGTGAACTAATTGAATTACAATGAATGGGTACGGGATGATCTTTATAGAAATTATCGATTTTTTTATATGATATATTATCACAAATATGATAGTTATTATCTTTAACTAAATGATAAATATATGATTTATCAGTTCTATACAATTTATTTTTTAATGATTTATTTGAAAAGATATTAACATCATTTTCAGAGTTAGATTTTTTTAATGTTGAATTTTTAAGAGGATATTTATTACATTTTACAATATTAAATAAATTAAATATAAATATTATATAAAAATATAAATATTGTGAATCAAAGAATTTTTTCATTATTATTAATAATATAATTTTATTATTTTAAATAAAATATCATTTTTTTTTTATACTAAGTAAATAAAAAATATATATAAATATAAATAAATTATTTATAACGAGATTAAATAATTTTATTATCCATTTAAAATAACTTTTAAAGAGACCATTCGCAAGTTTATTATTTGAAATGAATTTATTAAAATATTATTTAAACATTTATAGATTAATTAATATTTTTTATCCATTCAAATTCTGTAATATATTTATTTGTAGGTTTTTCAAGAATAATTATACTTTCTTTCATTTTAGAAACAAAGTTTTTTAAATCATTAATATTTATTTTACCATCAAATAAATATTCGTGTCTATCTAATAAAGCACCTTTCGTAACTTTACTATTATTTAAATGAATTACTATTACATTATTTAGTTCTGAAAAATTTTTATAATATTCCATTATATCAAAACCAGAAGACCAAATATGTGCGGTATCAATACAGATGCCTAAATTTTTTTTTTCTTTATTTGTAAATTTATTATAAAATTTACAAAAATCTAATGGTGTTTTAAGAAGTTCAGTACCTACTCCTGCTGGATTTTCAATAATTAATTTTGATTTATAGTTATTATTTATTAAATATGAAATAATATATTTAATAGACTGATACATATTTTCTAATCCTTTTTCGGGTGTTAATTTAGTATATTTACCTACATGAACTACAACTCCTATACCATTTAATAATTCACACGCATCTAATTCTGCTATAAGTAATTTAATCCACCATCTATCTTTTATATCAATTACTCTTTTATTAATATGTGAATTAGCTAAATTTATAACATATGATGCATGAACAACTAATTTAAAATTATTAGTATCGCAAAATTCAATAACTTTTTTACTTTCTTCATTAATTTTTTCTTTATTTGGGAACGAACTATTCATAGGCGAAGAAACAAATATTTGTATAGAATTACCATTATTATTATGAATATTTTGAATAGTTTTTAAAATAGAAATATCTTTAGTAATATGTGCGCCTATATATTTCATTATATTAGTTATACTTAAATAAATTATAATATAATTAATAAAAATTTATATCATTTTTTATTTAATAATACAAGAGTTATGATTATAATCATCCGGCATATATGAATGAATATTATTATTTAAATCAATAAAACATTCCCTTTGTAATCTTTTAGAATATTTAAAAACAGTTCTAGTTATTTTATCAGATGCAAGTAAAGAAACAATAATAGTTTGTAAAGGAGCATCACCATATCTATAATAAAAAATATTACCTGTTTTATCAATTTCATCAATTATTTCTAAAACCTCTTTTTTTTTCCAGAAATTAATATCAGTTATAAAAAAATTATTATAATACATCATTGGCATATTTATTGTAAAAGTATCATTATCATAATCTTTATCATTAACTATATTATATAATTCTTTCAATTTGTTATATATTGGTTGTTTATTTGTAATATTTGCTTTAACAAAAAGTTTATCTAATTTTTCATTATTTGTATTTGGTAAAATTTTTTTAAATAATTCTTTCATTTCAAAATTACATATTCCACAGTCAATATGTATTATATTAGACATATAAACATTATTATTTTCTTTCAATAATTTGAATAGATCTGTTGTAATTGGTTCTTCTATTATACTATCATCATCCAATCTCATTATATAATCATAATTTTCACAATATTTTGGAAAATGCTTTATCCAAAAATAACACATTGATCTATATTTTTTATTTCTCCAATATGGTACTATTTGCATATTTACACTTTTATTCAATTTCTCTATATTGATATGATCCGGTATTTCAAAATCTTTTTTATCAATTTCTTTAAATTTAATTAATTCTTTACATTCACCTCTTATTCCAGTAATGATTTCTCTTTTATCTCTATCATTATAATCACCTTCGTGTAAAATAATAATAGGATATCTATATTTATTATTAAAATTTTTAAACAAAAAATATAATGTAGTTTTTAAATATACTTTTCTTTCAATAGTATTTTGTGTTAGAATTAAAATTGCTGCATTTAAAGTCATTATTATTATATTAATAATAATTATATTATCCTTAATTCATTTTAATTAATATATTATTATATTCTTTTTTCAATTTTTCTAATTCTTTATCTTTGTTGATTAATTTATTCTGTAAATGATCTATTTTATTACTATTTTCAACATTGCATTTATCTAATTCTGTTTTTATATATTTATTATTTTCTTTTAAAGTATGTAATTTATTAATATGATAATTATTATATTTTATATATAAATCAATATCTCTGTCATTAAATATTTTATTATAATATACAAAAGAAAACAATTCCATGTCAATATTACTATCTTTATTTTTTTTTCTATTAATTATCAATGGTGTAGAACCATATGTTAATTTTCTATTAACATCATGTTTACCTTTATAATTAAAAACCTTTACTAAATTATCTAATATTATTTTTATATTATTACCATCATATATTAATCCTAATAATGTATTTCTATTATATATTAATTGACTATCTATTCCTTTCCAATCAAATGCTTTATCTCCTATTCTTATTCGAATTGTTAAATCACATGTATTTTTATTTATTTGAGAATCTTCTTTTATCATTAATGATATTATACCACCTTTGTATTTTGTATTGGGATCACTATCATCATTTAAACCTGATTCATCAACAATTGTTCCTAAAGGTAATTCAAATAAATTATTATATGTATTTACATTTATTTCTTTTCCTAAATTTTTAATTTTACTTATAAAAAATATACTAAATGGTTCTAAAATGTTTTCATTATTTTTTGAAAATTTTATAGCAATTGGTCCGGTTAATTGTATATTATTTAAATTTACAGATGAAATTGTATCTTCATATTTAATTATTTTATCACTTGTAATGGGTGTACTTGTATTAAACCATTTTCTATTATTTTCTTCATCCATACCTGGTAAATCTATTTTATTATTAACTTCATCATACCATATATTTTTTTCTTTGTAAATTTTTGGAAATTTATTATTATAAGTATTAATATGCATTAATGCAGATTTAATATATGGAATTTCAAATAAATCTTTTTCATGATTAAATTTTTCAGTTGATCTAAAATTAGAATAACATTTAGAATGTACTATTTTTTCATCATCATTATTTAAATCACTTGATTTATTATTATTATTAGTATTTGGTAAAACTGATTCTACTAAATCTTCATTTTTAGAAGTTGCTATTATAGTTTGCATAGCACTTACAATATTTTTGGGAATATTATCTGAATTATTAGATAAATTATTATTTTCCTCAAATGTTATATTTTCTGAATTATTATTTTCATCAACTGTTATATTTTCTGAATTATTATTTTCATCAACTGTTATATTTTCAGAATCATTAGATAAATTATTATTTTCATCAACTGTTATATTTTCAGAATTATTATTTTCATTAACTGTTATATTTTCAGAATTATTTTCATCTTTATCGTTATTGTAAATCATATCAATATTTGCTTCATTTTCATTACCTATATTATTTATTGTAGTATAATCATTAGTTGTATCATCATCTTCTAAATATTGATTGTCGGTTACATCACTTGTAATATTATCTTCAAAATGTTCTTTATTTAAAAAATTATGCAATATATATATACTAATTATTATAAATAATCCTAATAGAAAAGCTATTATCCATATTAATTTTTTATTCATATTTTAATTATCCTCTCTATATTATTAATAATAATTAAAAATATATAAAGAATTAACATATAAAAAATTATATAATGACTGATAAATCTGTTCTAAAAAATAGTGAAAATGACACCAATAGTATTTGTTCCGATGATGAAGTAGTAAATAATCAAGAAAATAGTATTAAAAATATTTTATCTAATATACAGAAAATACAAAAAACAAAAAGTAAAAAAACAAAAAGTAAAAAAACAAAAAAAAAAGATTCAGAAGAAGTTGTAAATATAGAAGAAAGTGACGATGACGATGATGATGATGACGAAGATATTGAAGTATCAGGAAGTTCTGATAATGAAGAAGATGATAATGACGATGATGATGAAGATGATGAAGACGAAGATGATGAAGATGAAGATGATGAAGACGAAGATGATGAAGACGAAGATGATGAAAATGACATGTTTGATAGTATAGGTGTTACAAATGAAGCATTGGGAGCAATGTTTCAGGGAGTATTTATTGATAATGAAGGAAATACAATTGCTGATTTATTATCAAAAATTGCAGAAGAATTACATAAATTAAATCATAATATGAAAAAAACATATAGAAAATAAGAAAATAAGTAAATAATAAATAAAAATTATATTTTTGGATAAAAAATATAAAAATTGATTAAATAATGATATTTATTTTTATAAATGTCAAATACGATATGTATTTGGGATAATTTACCAGATTGTCTATTAAAAGAAAAAATTTTATCACAAATATATTATAAAATAGATGAAAAAATATTAAATGATATAAAAAGTTATTATTATACAATGGAATATATTAAAAAAATTTATAATAATGATATTTTATGGGATTTAATATTAGTATTTGAAACAAAAAAAGATAATAAAGAAAAAGATGAATTATTTAGAAATTTAATAAATAAAAATTCAAATCATGAATATTGGATACGAAAATATATAAGTAAAATAGGTATCTATAGCAGAAATTATTTCTTATTTTGTATTTTAAAAAATTATAATTATATGATTATATAAATATAATTAATAATATGAATTATAAATGAGTACTATATGGGATAATTTAAATAAGGATATATATTTAGAAATATGTAAATATATATATTATCCTCAAGATAAAAAATTATTAAATGATATAAGAAGTTATATTTTGGTAAAAAAAAATTTACTATTATTTTATAATTTACATATAATATTATGGCATTTATTAAAATATTATAATGATGAAAACAAATATTATGATTTTAATATTGAAGAAATAAATGGTAGAGTAAGTTGGAGAGAACCATATAAAACAAAATTCAAAAATATAATATCAAAATATTTACTTAAAATGTCTTCTAAAGAAAGATATATATTTTTAAATAAAATGTCAAATATTGTTTAAAAAATTTTCAATATAGATTATTTTTTTATTATAATTTAAATGATGTTCTATATTACTAATTTTTGCTCCATATTTATTTCTTTGTTTATTACTTGTTTTATTTTTAAATTTAAATATTAAATTCTGGATTTTATTAATATTATAATGATAAATTTCATAAAAACTCATAACAAAATTAGATTTTGATGAATATTTTTGATATCTATTATAATTATCATAGATAATATTAAAATTAAATGCAATTAATAAAAATTCTTTATCCATTAAAATATTAATTATAATAATATATCATTTTTTAAAATTATATTGTAATTAATTAATGATGTCTGAAACAAAAGAATGTTTAATATGTAATAATAATTATTATAGTGATAATTTACATTGTCATATATGTAAAAAATCAATATGTTTAAATTGTTGTAATAAATTGGAATCAAGAAAATCAGTAATGATAGCAGATGAAGAAATATTTATTAAATATAATTGTCCATATTGTAGAAATGAAAATAATAAACATATTAAATTATTTAATAAAAAAGAATTATTAGAAATTTATAAAAATAATTTAATATGTTATATTAATTCTTATAAAAAGAATAAAAATTATGATTTTAATTTAAATATGTTAAAGAATTATAATAATACATTACAAAATGAATTGCAAAGAAAAAATGAAGAAATAAATAGATTATCTGAAACATTAAAACATGTTATAAATACAAATAAAAATAATACTGTAAATTATGAAAGATTATTAAATTTATATAAGGATTGTTTACTACAAAATGGATATAATAAAAAATATTATCAATAATTAACAAAATAAAAATGTGTTGGTATACAACAATATGTTATTTTGGTACAAAAATTAAAAATAATGATATAACTAGTATTGTTACTAATAATGAATGGAAAAAATTTGTCAAAAATAATATTGCAACTCGTTTTAATTCATTTAGTGTTTCTAATAAAACGGGTTATTGGTATGGTGATAAAGAAAAAACACATACATTAACATTAATACATAAAGCGGATCCTAAAATAATGGATAATTTAATAAATCTAGCAAAAGAATATAGTTTAATATATAAACAAGATGAAATAATAATAAATACAACAAAAAGTGAAAATTTTATAGAAATTAGTAAATTATAAAAAAGTACATTTCTTAAAAAATTTTAAATTTTTAAAAAACTTTATAAAAAAAAATTAAAAATAAAAAAATGTACTTTTTTTATTAATATTTATTAATATTTATTAATATGAATATAATTAATATTAAAGAGATCAATAGTATTGATAAAATGTTATTTAAAATTAATGATAGTAATAAAGTTACTATATTATCAAATGGTAATGTTGGAATTGGAACAACTAATCCTTCTTATAAATTAGATGTAAATGATAAAGTAAGATTAGAAAATGCAGTTATTGGTGATATAGGACATGGTGCAACATATTGTGGATTTATACATTCATCAATTAGTGGTAGTGTAAATAAATATGCATTATTACAAAGTGATAATGGTGATACATATTTAAATTGTGCAACAGGTAAAAATCTAAATTTTAGAATTGAAAATAGTACTAAAATGCAATTAAATTCAAATGGTAATGTTGGTATTGGAACATCTAATCCAGTAGAAAAATTAGAAGTAAATGGTTGGATAGGAAGAACAGTACATAATAATGGTGCTTTATGTGGTAGTTATAATAATGTTGGTGAAAATTCTCTAAAAACAAATCCTATATATGTAATTGGAGATAGTTATAAACCAGATGAAAGTAGTTTAAATAATATGTATGGAATAGGATATTCACATACAAATGTTGATTTTATTAATTCAGATTCAGGTACTGGTTGGGGAATGTATGTAGCATCTGATGGTGATGCTAGAATATTTTTAAATGGAACTACTGGTAAAGTATCATGTTCGGATGTAGTTAAACAAGGTCATACTTATACACAATCATTAATTAGATCATATCAATTTTATGCAACAGGAAATCCTACATCTTGGGAAATACCAACATTAAAAGGAAACTGTATATTACATGTAGCAATAAACAATAGTTATGGGACATTTTGGGGATATGGTTTGTCTCCAGGAACATATAATGGTACATTTGGATATAACTATAATCACGGTTTAAGTTATTATATACCATATTTTACAACAGAGGGTGCATCAGCAGGTCGTTGGAAAGGTTGGATATATAATGCAAATAATGCCAAAGTTCAAGTTACAGAAATATGGTTTTAATTAATTTATAAATGAAGGTTTAATTGGGAATGGAGTTATATTTTCTATATTAAAACCATTATAATTAATTACAGTTGATTCAGACATATAATCTCTCAATTTTTGCCTATATATTTTTAATTCATTTATTTTTTCTTCATTCATACCTGGAAAATCTAGTAATAAATAAGGATCTGATTCATATAATAATTTATTTCTTTTTTCTCTAGTGTAATATATATAATTTTTATTAGCTTCTAATGTTACTTCTAATGGTATTTCATTTACTGAATTATAATTTGTTATTATTGGTTGATATGTATTATCTATGTTTGATGTATTCATATTAATAATATACTAATCTTAATAAATAAAAAAATAGTTTTTTAGAAGATAAAATAGAATTACAAGAAATATTAATAAACAATTTAATAAATAGGATAGAACAATTAAAATTCATAAATTAATTTAATAAAAAATGTTTTAAAATAATAATTATTTAATTTATATAATCATTCCATTTTTTTTTATCTAATTTAATATTATTGCCACTAGAATCTTTTAAATATAATCCATATTTGCCAATATGTAAATAATTATTATTTTCTATTTGTTTTGGAAGTGATGAAAGAAATTCTATTTCTTTTGTTTCTAAATCATCAACTGTTTTTTTTTTCCATGTTAAATATGGTTCAATATTAACATATCTATTATCTTTTTCATGATAATAACAGTAACCATATTTGCTTTTAATAATACCAGTTTTTTTAGTATTATTAAAAGAATTATTATTTGTATTAGTATCAATAATAGGTAAAATTTTATTATAAAATTGTTGTAAAATATTTTCTTTAGTTATTTCACCATTTGATATTTTATCAAGTGCTTTTTCCATTTCTGAAGTAAAATTAATATTTAATAAGAATGGTATAATATCTTGTAAATAAAGAATTGATTTAATACCTAAGTCTGTAGGTACTAATAAATCAGTATTTTTACCACCTGTTTTAATTTCTTTATTAGTAATTTTAATATTTTTTTTATGTTTTTTTAAGAAATTATTAATATTAATATTAATAGATGGATTGGGTCCTTTATTTACATATTTTTTTTGAAATAATTTATCAATAATTGAAGAATATGTAGAAGGTCTTCCAATTCCTTCTTTTTCCAATTTTTTAATAAGAGATACTTCAGTATATAATGATTTAGGTTCATTAATTTCACCAGTACATAAGAATGAATCAATTATTAAATTAGATTTTTTATTTAATTTATTATAATAATCTTTATAATCTACTGATTCCTTATTATAAATTTTTAAGAAACCAGGATCAGTAAGAAAAGATTTTTCGCATTTAAATATATAATTATTACAGAGTTGATTATTAGTACATTTAATTTCTGTATTAACATTTGTGTATAAAGCTTTTATCATTTGTGATGCAATAGTACGTTTCCAAATTAATTTATATAATTTAATATGATAATCTGTTATATCATCAGAATTTGATATATCA